TTATTCGGCGGTTTTGTACGAAAATCGTAGTTCAATGCCGTTTTTGAGCAAAATCGAGGTGGTAAGGCCGTTTTTTATACAAAAGTTTGAGACCGTTTCGTTGAGAAAATCCTTGACGATTTTGGGGTCGATTTTGCGGATGAAACGCTCGTAGTTCACATAGCGCTTGTCCAAGAGCTGCTGGGTCAGGATGAACTGGCTGGCCTTCTGCATGAATGCCTTATCGGAAAGCGACAGGTCGAAGGCATTGGCAATGTCCAGCTCGTTGATGCGGGAGTCTACCTCGCTGAGGGCCTTTGTGATGCGCTCACGCTCGATGTTGAAGTCTTTGCTTGCCATCTCGTCATCTCCGTAGAGATAGATGGTCTTCAGGCGGTTGAGGGCGCGCTCAAGCCGGCGCTTCTCGGAGAGCAGCAGATCGCGTTCGCTCAAGTCCGCACTGGACTCCGTGGCCGCGATGGTAGGAGATTCAAAGCGCTTCTCGTCAAAGCCGCTGCGCAGGTGGTTGTATAGTTCTTCGAGGCCCGGACGCTCGATGTGGTCAACGCGGGAGAGGGCTTCCCCGCGCAGCAGCTTCTTTTCCAGCGTTTCGATGGATGTCGTTCTGCCGAAGGAGTTGGACGCCTTTATCAGGTTGGCGAAGAAGTTCAGCACGAATGGCCCAAGGCTTACATCAGAGACGTACTTGTTGGTGCAGTCATCGGATTTGCGCCGCCGCGAGCAGATGTACATAGACGGTCTCCAGCCGTCCGCCCGGACCTTATCGGTGGTTGCGGCCATCGTGGAGCCGCAGCAGCCGCAGGTGAGCAGCCCGGCGAAGACGTGGACATTCTTCCGCTGATAGGTGGCATTCTTGTTGTAGTGCTTGCTCTCCAGAATGACACCGACCGCAGCCTGCCGTTCAGGGGACACAATGACCGGGTGGTGGTTCTCGACAAGCACCCATTCGTCCTTGTCCTTCGCTCGATAGACTTTTGCGTTGGACTCATCGCGGTAATTGTATCGGTATGTTCCAGAGTAGAAAGGACTGGATAGAACAGTATGGACAGTGGTAGGACTCCAGTCATTGCCAGCACGGGTTTTTATCCCGCGCTCATTCATGGTTCGAGCTACCCGGACGATGGATTTTTCGGCTTCGTACAGGGAGTAGATCAGACGGACGACCTTAGCCTCGTCCTCGACGATGGAAAATGTCTTGCTCTCTTTGTCGTAGGAGTATCCGTAGGGAACCTTGCCACCGTTCCAGATGCCATCATTGGCGCGGGACACGAAGACGGCGCTGACACGCTCAGAGGTTGTTTGGCGCTCCAGTTCCGCGAAAATCAGGATGATTTTGAGCATAGCCTCACCCATCGCGGAGCTGGTGTCGAACTGTTCGTTCTTCGACACGAAGACCACGCCAAGCTCCTTCAGCTCGGCATACATGACGGAGAAGTCCAGAAGATTGCGGCTGATGCGGTCGATCTTCCAAACCAGCAGGTGAGAGAACTCGCCAGTCCTCATGCGGGCCATCATCTGCTGGTAGTCTGGGCGGTCGGTGTTTTTGGCAGAGTAGCCAGCATCCTCGAAAATCACATAGTCCGAGATACCGAGGGCGTATTTTGCATAGTTGATGAGTTCCTCTCGCTGGACAGGCAGACTGGCTCGGTCAACCTGATATTGTGTTGAGACGCGAACGTATATAGCGGCTTTCTTCTCCTCAAAGCGTTGCGCCGCCTTCTTCACCACATAGCCCATTGCGGAACCTCCAGAAGATAATGATGGCTGAAGAAAAAGCAGCTCCGTGCATAGTGCGGGGCTGCTTTTCTGTTATGCACAAAAAAGGACACTGAGAATTATTCAAATTGTCGGGGGGGGGGGTACACATCCAGCGAATGAACAACGGCATCCCGGACACCGCCATAGTTTGCGAGGTACGGGTCCAGCTTTTGCAGCATAGTAAGCGAGATGGTCTTCTGGGGGCCGCACTGCTCGTCCAGAATATGAGTCGGTACGATGTAGAAATCCCATCCATCCAGTACCAGCGGGTCGGCTCGCTCGCGCACAGTCTCAGTGTAGAGACAGAACACATACACGTCGGATTGCCGTTTGACCTCCTCAGCATAACCGCTGATGGAGTCCCAAGCTCTCGTTGGCCGGATGCTGAACTGGATGTTGGACAGTCTGCCATCGCCCTGCTGCCATGCCTGAAGATATGCGCAGCTCTTGACCTCGATGCGCACTTCATCGCGGGCCTCGCCATTACATACCCAGTTGTAGGGGAAAGAGATGTCATAGGGAGTCCAGTCATCGTTGGTTCCGCTCAGATCAACGCCCAGCGCGGCGGATACAATGAACTCGCAGTAGGAACCACGCAGGGTGTTGTTGAGCAGGTCAGAGGCGTTCCAGCGCCAGTAGTCGCCCAAGGATTTACCGATGGGCATATCATCAAAGACGATAAGTTCGTCCCCGGTACGTTGCTTCGTCATGATTTTCACCTCCTCGAAAAGTCAACCCGTATCAGCCTACGTCGGCTTTTTCCTCACGCTGCATGGACGTGATGATGACCCGCTGCTCCGGGGTCATATAGCGGTCGAGCAGCGACCACAAAACCTGCCGGTCTGCGATGGACGCTTTCTCGTAGCAGGCGACTAAGATGTTGACGTCGGGCGGTGTACGGCCTGCGGCGGGCAGATCAGCACCGACCAAAACGTCCAGCGTCACGCCCAGTACAGAGGCCAGCTCCACAGCGGTCTCGATGTTCGGCGTTCTATCGCCGGAAACATAACGCGAGATGGTAGTCTCCGTCGTGTTGATGCGCTCTGCGACAGCACGTTGCGTGAGGCCGCGCTTGTCGATGAGCTCTTTGAACTGTTTGGCGAACATGGCTTTGCTGTACATAGTGATACCTCCCAATGTAGCTTACTTACCAAGTTTATAACATACTTGTCAAAGAGTAAACAAAACTTACCAAAATTATCATTTTAAGATTGACATATACCATATCGGTAAGCTATAATGAAGACACGGAAAGGGGGTGAGCGGATGAATAGCTCCAAGCTCAAGGGCATCCGGGTCGAGAAAGGCAAGACCCAGAAGAACATGGCCGAATTGATCGGCAAATCGCTTGTTACCTACTCCAAGAAGGAGCGCGGAGAGGTCGAGTTCTCCAATGAGGAAATGAGCATTGTCGCCAAGGCGCTTGACCTGACCAGCGATCAGGTCAACGCTATTTTTTTCGACGACAACTTACCGAAAGGGTAAGTATACGCATGGCAGTTTGCTGATGTCTAAAGTATAGCGCATCAAGGGGGCAAAGAAAATGGGACGCGATGCCGCAAAAGCCTGTGAAAACCAGTGCTTCCGGTGTAGGAAAGAGGCCGCAAAGCACAACGATAAGCTCGGTAGCCGCGAAGGCGCTGCGGAACTGCTCGGAATTTCGGTTTCGAGCCTTGCAGATTACGAGCTGGGCAACACGAAGGTCATCCCGGTGGATAAGGTGGTTCTGATGGCAGACATCTACAACGCACCGGAATTGATGGCGTGGTATTGCTCGTCGGAGTGCCTTATCGGAAAGAGCCTCGAAATGCCGTCCCCTGAAATTGCCTCGGTAGAGCGTACGACCATGAAGCTGCTGAAGCAGCTCCGGCAGGGTGACATTGAGCAGGTCAAGGAAAAGCTCATCGACATCACGGCAGATGGCATCATCTCCAAGGATGAGTGGGCTGACCTGACCGAAATCCTCGACTACCTCGACGGACTGATTCGGGCGGCGCGGGAACTGAAGCTCATTGGCTCCAAGCTCCTGAATGGAGGTGCAGACGATGGCTGACCTCCAAGCGCTGAAGAAGCTGCTGGCAGAAGAATATGGCATCACAACCGCAAGAGAACTCGACGAAGCCATGAAAAAAATCGGTGGATTGAATATCGGCGTGTTTGCATCGCCGGTAAGAAAGGATGGAACGAAACATGAAAAAGTACGCAGTATTGCACGAGCCGGGTGACATCGTTACGCTGGCCGGAACCAGATTTGTGGTGCTGGATGTTGAGCGTCGTGGTAGCCTGCCGGACAGCCTGTTCCTGCTGGCATTGGAATCGGTTGGTGAATCTGAATTTGGCAGCTCAAACAACTACGCGGAGAGCGACCTGAAGAAGGCCGTGGACAAGTGGTTGGAGGACATGGGCAAGAAGGGCCTCGACAACGCCAAGCTCATCCCCCGCGAGATCGATCTGACCACGCTGGACGGTTCCGGCTGCTATGGGAAGCTGTCGGTGAAGGCTGCGCCGCTTACACTGGATGAAGCTCGCAAGTACGCTGACATCATCCCCAATGCGGAGCGGTGGTGCTGGCTGGCGACCGGTTGGAGCGATCCCAGCAAGTCGGACGGTGACGGCGCCCTGTACGTCAACTCCAATGGCGACTGGTACAGCAGCCGCTGCTCCCGCTCGGGCGGTGTCCGCCCCGCTTTGAAGGTCCCCTCTATCCTCTTTGAGGACTCTGAGGCCGGTCTGGACTTGAGCAAGATTCCTACCGATGATCTGCTTCAGGAAATCCACCGCAGACTCGCGGAAAAGGCATGAGTGCCGATAAGCTGGCAGAAGCGCGGCGGGCGGCGGAAACATCGCTGGGATTCAAAATCCCGGATGTGGTAGCCACCAGCGTTCTCTGGTATGCCCGGCGCAAATGTGAGCTGGCAGAGCAGCCGGAGAGCTACCTTCCGCTTCTGTACGAAACCGAGCTGACCGACTACTATATGCGGTTGGCAATCAACCTGAAGGGAGAAAAGCAACGTGAGCAACGAATGCGTGAAGCCCGAAATTCCGCAGTTCCCGGAACTGACATTTGAGGAAGAACGGCATCTCTACTACCTGAACGGGCTGGAAGTACCCAGCGTGACCACCCTGATGAAGCCGCTGTCCAGTGATTTCTACAGCACGGTGGACCCGGAGGTTTTGAACAAGGCCGCAAAGCGCGGCACGGCCATTCACAATGCGGTGGAGAACTACGCCAAGTTCGGCATTGAGGACATTCCACCGGTGTATGCCGGGTATTTTGCCGGCTTCCGGGAGTGGTGGGATAGCCGCAAGCCGGAAGTTCTGGCGACCGAAACCAAGGTCTACCACAAAATCCTGCGGTATGCAGGTACGGTCGATCTGTTGTGCATCATCGACGGCAGGGTGACGCTGGTGGACTACAAGACATCGGCGCAGGTGAACAGCAAGCTCTGCGCTGTGCAGCTTGAAGCCTATGACAGAGCATGGGAGAGCCATAACATCAAAGTCGATGACCGGCTGATTCTCCACCTGTCCAAGAAGGGCTATCAGGAAGTGCGCTTTCCCCGGAGCGGGAAGTGCTGGTCGGTGTTCTCGTCCTTGATGACGATTAAGAACTACATGAACGAGTAATTTTTAGGAGGTTCGACAGATGGAAAAAGAAACTATGGTGGCAACCGTGCCGCAGGCTGAAATCGTTGATGAGCAGCAGCTCTCCCGCGATGTGACCGACATTGAGTTTCAGGCGGAGTCGCTGGTCATCCAAAGCGACGAAGACTACGCCTTTGCCGGTGAGTTCGACAAGATGCTGAAGAAGAAGGCGTCGCAGGTCACGACGTTCTTCAAGCCCATGAAAGACAGCGCCTATCAGGCCCACAAAGCGGTTTGCGACCGGGAAAAGGCCATGCTGACCCCGCTGCGCAATGCCGAGAAGACGGTCAAGCAGGTGATGAGCGCTTACATCGCGGAGCAGGAGCGCAAGCGCCGGGAGGCCGAGGAAGCGGCCCGGCGGGCAGCGGAAGCCGAACGGGAACGTAAGATTCAGGAAGCGGCTACTCTGGAAGCCGCCGGTGATGCAGATGGCGCAGAAGCCGCTTTTGAGGAAGCTGCCATCATGGATGATGCGGCAAGCTATGCGGTAGTACCCGCAACGGCCGCGCCGAAAGTCTCTGGTGTCAGTACCTCGAAGGACTGGGAAATCGTCGAGATCGACCCGAAGGCAGTCCCGCTGGCGGTGGCTGGCATTGAACTCCGCCCGGTCGATCAGGCCGCTGTTATGCGCCTCATCCGCGCCTCGAAGGGCCAGATCGAGATTCCCGGCATCACCTACCGTCAGGTCGCAAAAATGAGCTTCAGGGGGTAAAAGAATATGTCTACTGCTATGAGCAAGGCTGAGAGCAACGCTCTCGTTGTCAGCTACGACGTTCTGGGTACGCACGTTGAGCTGGATTTGGATTTTGTGAAGAAGTACCTCGTTCGCGGCAAGGCAGAACTGGTAAGCAATCAGGAACTCGTGTTCTTTATGAACACCTGCCGCCAGCAGAAGCTCAACCCGCTGGTTCAGGGTGAGGTCTACCTCATCAAGTACAGCAAGGATGACCCGGCGCAGATGGTCGTTGGCAAGGATGCCTACCTCCGCAGAGCATTTGACCACCCGGACTACCTGTTCAAGAACGACGGCATCACGGTACAGCGTGGGAACGAGATTATCCAGAAAGAGGGATGCTGCCTCTATCCGGGTGAAACTCTGGTTGGCGGCTGGTGCCGCGTTACCTTCATGCGGAACGGCAAGGAACGCACTGCATTCAAGGAAGTTGCCTTTGTCGAGTACAACAAGGGGCAGGCAAACTGGAAATCCAAGCCTGCCACCATGATCAACAAGGTCGCTGTCAGCCAGTGCGTGAGGGACGCTTTCCCGAAGGACTATGAGGGTGTGTACTCCGAGGATGAGATGATTGCATCTGGCGCTATCCCGGTGGGGTACAGGGAGTTGGATGACCCGAAGCCGGAAGAACAGCCGGCCGAGGAAGAAGACCCGGTCATCTCGCAGGAGCAGCGCCAGCAGCTTTTCAAGGCGGCGCAGGCGAACTTCGGCAAGGACAAGGGCAACGCCGTGGTCAAGTCCATCATCGAGGAGATGGGGATGACCTCTACGACCGGCATGAAGATGTCCACCTACAACAAGGTGGTCGAGCGGCTGGTCGAAATCTGCACAGCCCACAAGGCGGAGCTGGAAGCTGAGGAAGACACCAAAAATGACGGTGCAACCGAAGAATAAAGCCACCGGCGGAAAAGGAAGGTGAGGGGATGCCGTGGATAAGCGTACATCAGGAGGTGGACGGTACGAAGCTCCGTAGATTATACCGCGCCATCGGGTGTTCCAAGTTTGAAGCCCTCGGCATCCTGAACTTCCTGTGGTTCTGGGGCATGAAGAACGCCGATGAGACCGGGCTGGTCAAAGATGCCGACCTCGAAGTCCTGAGCCGATACCTGTACGGCTGCGGAGAGGACTGCCAGCTCGACATGGGCAAAGTGGTTCAAGCCCTTGTGGACACCGGTTGGATTGATGTGGCGGCCGACGGCTTTTACATCCATGACTGGGACACATGGCAGGAGCAGTGGTATAAGCTCCAGAAAAATCGCAGGCTGGATGCTGAACGAAAGCGAAAAGCTCGTCGGATGGAGCGTGAAGCCGCAAAGCCTGCATCGAAAGCCCCAGAGCCGGAACAGATGGGACTTCCTGTGGAGCCAGAAGTCAAGCCGCCTGCAAAGCCGAAACCCGATAAGAAATCCTATGCAGAGTTCGTGAAGATGAGCGAAGCGAACTACGACCGGCTCGTGAAACTGTACGGCAAAGCATTTGCGGATGCCTGCATTGTGGAGCTTGATAACTACAAGGGCGCACGAGGAAAGACCTACAAGGACGACTACCGCGCCATCCTCTGCTGGGTCGTAGACCGGGTCAAAGAAAAGAAACCGGGCCTACTTCAGCAAAGCGTAAGCGAGGCAGCACCGGCTGAGGATAATCCGTTCAGAGAGTGGGGTGAGCAGAATGGGTGAGTTTGACGGCCTGCTGCAAGGCGTTGTACGTCAGGCACAGGCGGCAAATCAGCCGGAGAATGGTGATTACTACGACGATGAAGGGTTCCTCGTCTGCGGGAACTGCCACACCCGTCGGCAGGTAGAGGTCAATATGCCCGACCTGAAAGCCGTTCCGTTCGACCCTAAGAAGAAAGTCCGGGTCAAGATGCCGGTATCCTGCCGCTGCCGGGCAGAACGGCGGAAGCAGGAAGAGCAGATGCTCATGCAGGACCGGGAAATGCGGGCAGCGCAAACGCTTCAGCGGCAAAGCCTCATGGACGAACGCCTGCGGGGCATCAGCTTTGACGGGTTCCAGCAGACCAAAGACAATGCCTACAACCTGAAGCTCTGCCTGCGGTATGCGAAGCACTTCGACGAAATGCTGGCAAAGAATCAGGGGCTTTTGTTCTACGGCGGAGTCGGAACGGGCAAGACGTTCGCAGCAGCCTGTATTGCAAACCATCTTCTGAGCCTGCGGGTTCCGGTGGTGATGACCTCGTTTGTGAAACTGCTGGAAACCATGCAGGGGTTCAGCGAGGATGACAGCGCCTTGATTGCCCGGCTGAACAGGGCAAAGCTGCTCATCATTGATGATCTCGGTGCTGAACGCAGCACGGACTTTGCGCTGGAAAAGGTCTACGACATCGTGGACAGCCGGTACAGAGCCAAACTCCCCATCATCCTCACCACGAACCTGAGCATGACCGAAATGAAAGAATCTGCGGACATCCGCTACACCCGCATCTATGACCGTATCTTTGAAATGTGCTACCCGATGCAGTTCACAGGTCGGTCGTGGAGAAAGGCGGAAGCAGCACGCAGATTTGACGAGATGAAGAACTTTTTGGAGGGCAACGATGGATAAAGTTATCATCGCAAGCGTTGAGGACCGGCTGACGGTAGCTGCCATCCTCGTAAAGAACGACTACACCGTCCGGCAGGGCAAGCAGCGCCGACCGGGCAAGAAAAGCTACGAATACTATCTGGAGTACACTCCGAACGACAAGCCGAAGCAGGCGGCAGGGGAATGAGGACGCAGTTCTGCATCTACGGAGAGCCAAGAGGCAAAGAACGTCCGAAATTCTCGACCGTCTGTGGTCATGCGACAGCCAGAACCCCGGAAAACACGGTTCTGTACGAAAACCTCGTAAAGACCGAGTACAGAATCCAATCCGGGGTTCGGTTTGCTGATGACGCCATGTTGAGCGTGAGGATTTTTGCGTTCCTCTCCGTTCCGAAATCGGTCAGCAGGAAAAAGCACCTTGCCATGATCGACCGCCTGATACGCCCGACGCGAAAGCCCGATTGGGATAATGTAGGCAAAATCATCTGCGATGCCCTGAACGGCATTGCCTACCGCGATGATGCCCAGATCGTAGACGCACTGGTTCGGAAGTTCTACTCCGACACCCAGCGTGTTATCGTTGAAATCTCAGATATACCGTATGAACAGTAAAGGAGAAAGACTATGAGCGACAAAACGTATGTGCTGTCCCTGAGCGCGGACACATTCAACGCCTTCAAGATGGACTTCGACAGCGCCCTCCAGCGCTTGCTTCAGAAGATGGACAAGCTCCAGAGTGACAGCGCCTCCATCAACTGCAAAATCAGCGTGGCACTGACCCCGGCTCCGGAACGGAACTTCGATGCAACGCGGGAGGGGGACACCGTGCAGGTGATGAAGCCCAGCTTCAGCCACGAGATCAGCACCGAAATCAAAGTCAAGGACAAAACGACCGGCAACCTCTCCGGCAACCGCAAGCTGGTGTGGGATGAGGAGCTGATGGAGTATGTGATGAAGGACATCGACGATGGGCAGACCTCGCTGTTCGACACCGCACAGAACAGTAAGCCTGCTGCGCCCTCTGTAGATCAGGAGCGGCCTCAGCTCCCGGAGGGCATCGTGGATGTTGACTACACGGTCATCAGCGATGACAAGGGCTACATCCTGCGCAACCCCGATAAGTGCGGCATCAAAGACCAGTGGGGCATCCTCAAAGTCCTTGTGGGCGAGCGGATGACGGTGAGCCGGAGCGCTGGTCATTGCTATGCGGAGACCACAGACGGCATCATCGCCCTCGGCTCTGCCTACCTCGCGGAAGACCCCCGCCATGTAGATGACAGCATTCTGGAGCCTCATCTGGCAGAGGAAATCGCCTGCAACGGTTTCGGCACGGTTCAGGTCGGCGACCATACGGAGCCGGAGAAGATCGTGGTAGAGTGTCTGGAATGCGGCGGCATCCTGCTGGAGGTGGAGAACCCCAACGTCCAGAAGGGTGATGCCGAATGAGGTACGGAACCTGTTTTCTGTGCGGAAAGACCGGCTGGATGGAAGAACACCACGTCTTCGGAGGCCCCTTCCGGGACAAGTCGGAGCGGTTTGGGCTGAAGGTGAGCCTATGCGGTGAGAGCTGCCATCGGAACGGCCGGTATGCGGCGCACCGGTGCAGGGAAACCTCCGATGCCCTGAAGCAGTTCTGGCAGATCAAGTACATGATGGCCCATAAAGCCAGCGTCGCAGACTTCCGGGCAGCATTCGGGAAGAACTATCTGGAACTCGACTACTACGATGATGAAAGGAGCTACCCTATGAACATTATTGCCATCAGCGGCCGCTTGGCACGCGACCCTGAACTGCGCACCACTCCCAACGGTAAGCCCGTGGTGGAGTTCACGGTTGCGGTTGATCGGCCCGGCGTTAAGGACCAGACGGACTTTATCGACTGCGTGGCGTGGGAAAAGAAGGCTGAGTTTGTCGCCCGGTATTTCAAGCAGGGAAAGCGTATCGAGGCAAGCGGCGTCCTTACCACGCGCACCTACGAGAAAAACGGGGTGAAGCGCAAGCGGACGGAGGTTCGCTGCGATCAGGTCTTCTTCGGCGAGTCCAAGAAAGATAGCAGCTCCACCCCGCAGGCAGCGCCGGAACCCACGAACGATGATTTCCGCCCGCTGCCCGATGATGATGACATCCCGTTCTGAGAAAGGAGAACACATGGAAGAAAACAAGAATCCCCTTATGGGCCACGTCGTAAAGGTTCCTGCACAGGTGTCTGGCATCCCCGACGGTGTGCAGATGACGGTGAACGCAGCCATGACCACCTTCGCGGCGGTCGATGGCAAACCGGCTGGTATCGAAAGCATGGGTACGGCAGAGTGCAATATGCTCGCCAGCTATACGCGGGGAACGGTTTCGTTCTCTGTCCACGGCGAAAAGCCCGTTATGGTGAGCGTTCGTCTGGATGAGCTGATGAAGCTCCTGCGGGCCGCTGCTGTATGTCACCATGAGCCGGAAGATAAGAAGAATGCTGAGGAGGAAAAGGTATGAGAAAGCTGTTTACGTCTGAATCTGTGACCGAGGGCCATCCCGACAAGGTGTGCGACCGTATCTCTGATGCGGTGCTGGATGCAGTGCTGGCGAAGGACTCGGAGGGCCGGGTGGCCTGTGAGACCTGCTGCACCGCCGACACGGTGTTCATTGCAGGCGAGATCACGAGCAAGGTCGATGTGAATATTGTGGGCATTGCCCGGCGGGTCCTGCGTGACATCGGCTACACCGGCGGAGCATCTGGCTTTAATGCCGATACCTGCAAAGTCATAGTGTCCGTCCACAAGCAGTCCCCTGATATTGCAATGGGAACCAGCGACATGGTCGGTGGCGCGGGCGATCAGGGCATGATGTTCGGCTATGCCTGCAACGAAACCCCGGAGCTGATGCCCCTGCCCATCATGCTTGCGCACAAGATGGCCTACAAGCTCGCCCAGACCCGCAAGGATGGAACCATCCCCTTTATCCTGCCGGATGGCAAAACGCAAGTAACGGTGGAATATGATGGGGATGGGAAGCCCCAACGCATCGACACCATCGTCATCTCCACCCAGCACACAGACGGGAGCCTCCCATTGCTGATGCACCCGCTGGTGGAAAATGTCATCACGCCTGTTTTGCAGGAAGCACGTCGGCACCTCCCGTGGCTCGACATCGACGCCTACGACCTGTACATCAATCCCACCGGGCGTTTTGTGCAGGGTGGCCCTGCGGCAGACACCGGCTTGACCGGGCGGAAGATCATCGTGGACACCTATGGCGGTTATGCTCCCCACGGCGGCGGGGCATTCTCTGGCAAAGACCCCACGAAGGTTGACCGCAGTGCAGCATACATGGCCCGGCATATTGCAAAGAACGTCGTGGCATCGGGTCTGTGCGACAAGTGTCAGGTCCAGTTGGCCTATGCGATCGGCATGGCGCTCCCGGTATCCCTGCGCATCGACACGTTCGGGGCCAATGTGGATGAGGAAAAGCTCTGCAATGCCGTAGATCGCTGCTTTGAACTGACCCCGCTGGGAATCATTGATGCTCTGAATCTGCGCCTGCCCATCTATGAACAGACATCCGCCTACGGTCACTTCGGCAATGTAACGGGCGGCAATTTCACATGGGAGAGTACCCATAAGGCGGGACTCTTGCGCAGAACGTACAACACACTGTAAGAAACAGGGCGAGCCTCTTTCCTCGTGGGCGGGGAAGGGGGCGAAGCCCATGATGGGAGGTTTAGACATGGCACAGGAAGACAAGAACGTCACCATTCCCCCGGAAATGATGCAGGAGATCGTACGGGTGGCATCGGAAACAGCCATTGAAAAGTTCCAGCATGAAGCGGAGCGGAACCGAAAGGCCGTCAAGGACAAGCGCCTGCATAACACCAAGCTGCTGCTTCAGAACTACCACTGCTTTGTGGAGCATAGCAAGAGTGCCGTGTATGAAGCCAGCCAGCTCTCCGAGGACGATGACTTCGAGGAGTTGATGGAGGAGCTGATGAGTCAGAGCGACGGCAGGGTGAGGGTCCCGGTGGTGAGGAGCATTCAGGAGAGCGCTGCCCACACCCGCATCATCGTGCAGCACATCGACCGTATGCTGGAATACTACAAGTTCCGCTGTGAGCATTCCAAGCGTGCGGAGGAAATGCGTCGGTATCGGACGATTTACGACCTCTACATTGCCCCTGAACCCAAGACTCAGCAGCAGATCGCCGATGAAGAACACGTCGATTTGTCAACCGTGTTCCGCGACCAGAAGGCGGGTATTTCCAAGTTGAGCGCCCTGATTTTTGGATGGTTGGACTAAAATTTGGGCAAAGTTGCAAAAAAGTTGCTATTGCAGCGCCATTACCACTGTGGTAAGATACGAAGCGTGAACCGATGTGTCACCCCGGAAAAACCGCGAGTGGCACATCCGGCCTCGTATCAAGCTGCAAAGTCAAAAACTTTCGTTCCAAATGCAAAATCGATTGACTCCGGTGGGTAAAGGGTTAGAATGAAGATAGGCCCAAAATCTTACCGAAAAGGTCAGGAGGTACGACGGATGGAACGAAAATCCGATAAAGTCAGACGTCTGGTTGCAGACGGCGACTTCAAAGGGGCTTTGCGGATTGCAAAGGACTTCAGGCTCGGCATCACGAAGGAGCAGTCCTCCACGATGACAAGAGCGTATGAGTGCATGGTCCACGGCAGATTCTACAAGCAGCTCGGCTATGATCTCGATGAGAAGATAGCTGAGGGCGTGAAGATTCTGGTGGGCTTGTACGGAAGGAGCGAGGCACATGATTTACACCAGCCGGTACAGTAACCCGGAACTCAAGACCGGGAACTACACAGTCGTTGGGATAACGCGGGGAGCGCCTAAGTTCCCCCTTCGGTATACGCTTGCAGGCAACATCATGGAGATCGCGCCGCCGGGTTATCTGTTCAACGAATACAACCGGGAGCGGTTCACGCCGCCCTACTTCCAGCACATGGACAGAGTGGGGACGGCGCGGATTGCTCAGATTCTCCAGCATTATGAGGACATGGGCAAGCCCGTGGTGCTTTGTTGCTACGAAGATGTCCGAAAGCCCGGAGAGTGGTGTCATAGACTGGTGTTCGCAGAATGGTGGCTCCAGAGAACAGGAGAAATGATCGAGGAGCTGCCCGACCCGTCACCAAACAAGTGGGCGAAGCAGCCTGAACCGCAGAAAGCGGTTGAGCCTGATGCAGTCCAGATGAAAATGTGGTAATACCCGCCGATAGCTCAGAAAGTAGAGCACCTGACTCTTAATCAGGGGGTCGCACGGTTCAATCCCTGCTCGGCGGACCAACCATAGGGAGTCATGTTGGAAACAGCATGGCTCCCATTTTTTATGCCTACGAACAAGGGCTTTCCAGACGCTCACGTCTTTGGAAACAACCCACCCTCTGGAAAGCAACTGCTCCAGTCGAAACCAGAGGGGCAAATTTGAAAGAAAGGTCGGTGATATGAATGGCAAAGTTCCAAAACCCCGGAGCATTCTTCCTCGGAACGCTGGTTGCTCAGGAGCAGAAGTTCCTGAAGCCGCTGATTGAAAATGCCCGCAAGCAGGGGTACACCCGGTTCGTTGAGCCGTGCGCCGGCGCTTTCGCCATGTCGCACATCGCGGCGCAGTGTGGGTACAAGCCCAACGAGATCGAAGCCAGCGACGTTTCGATGTTCACCTCCATCATGGGGTACGCCATTACGGGCCAGTCCCTTGAGGAGCTGGAAATCAGAGCGGATGGCTTCACGAATGAGGAGCTGCTTGACCCTGCGGTTGCGCTCTATGCGCAGTTGTACCTGCGGACTGTGAAGAACGCCGGGAAGGAATACTTCTACGGCATCATGCGCGATCTGGAATATCGCAAGGAGGAGCATCTGGCGGAAATCCGCGCACAGCTCGACAGGGCCAAGCAGTCCTTGCATGGGATGAGCTACCGCCCGCTGGATATGTGGAAGCACCTTGAAACGTGCTATGATGACCCCCACTGTCTTGTGGTTGCAAACCCGCCCACCTATGCCGCTGGCTTCGAGAAGTGGTATGACACCGGCGGGCGCATGACGTGGAAAGAACCTGAGTACGGCATCTTTGACCCGAAGACCGGGCTGACTGAGCTGTACGACAAGATGAACGATGCCAAGTGCCTCCTGATGTGCTATGAGGAAAATGCTCCGGGCCTCACTGCCGGGCATCCTGTCTTTGCCCGGTATGGTGTGCGTGACGGCATCAACGTGTACCTGACTACCAACCGCCCGGATGAGGCGACCATGCTTGCCGAGGGTAAAATGATTACCCGCCCGAACGAGGGTAAGCTGGAGCCGCTGGATTGCAGCATCCTGCCGCGTGATTATGAAATCACCCGCAAGAGCAAGATTCAGATTACCCAGATCGAGCGCACTGCCGCTCAGTATTACAGGAAGCTCTGGACGCACAACTTCGTCGGCTCATCTGCGCCTATCAACATGGCCGTCCTCATCGACGGCAAACTGGCGGGCGTATTCGGGCTGGATAAGTCAGCGCTCACGATGGGAGCTTTCGGCACGCAGGTTTCCGATGCTGTGTTCCTCATGTATGGCATGACCGTTCCCCATAAGACCTACCGGCTGGGGCGGCTGCTGACCATGCTTGCACAGAACAGGCCACTGATTATGAATATCTGCACGGATTTGGAGAAGGAAAAGGCCAAGTCCCTCAAGACGGTGCAGATGACCAAGTACCCGGAGGCCAAGGAAATGCGGGGGCTGATGGAGTTGACCAAGAAAGTCCCGGATAAGAAGATGGGCTACCGGCTCACATACGAGTCGCCCTTGTACGATAGAAACGCCAAACAGGCATTGAATGAATGGTTAGGGAGGGAAGAACGATGGCAGAAACAGCGCGAGAAAACCAAGTCAGTAGCGCAGCCGTAAAGTATGAAACGGTCGCTGACATGGGTTTCGGTCTGGTCATTGCCAAAGTAAAGCTGACCGACTTCCGCGAGCAGGACATCAACGCTCGCATTATGAAGACCGAGATGCAGAAGCAGCTCACCGACAACATCAAGAAGCGGGGCCAGCTCGAAAGCCTCCCGTTCTGCGCACTCATCGACGGCAAGATCGAGATTATCTCCGGCCACCACCGCATCCGCTCTGCAAAGGACAGTGGTGTGCTGACGGAGCTTTTTGTCATTCTGGACACCACCGGCCTGCGGCGCTCTCAGGTGGCTGCGAAGCAGTTGGCGCACAACGCCATCAGCGGCTTTGATGACCAGTCCACCCTGAAGGAAATTGCCAAGATGATCGACGATGTGGACGATATGCTGGAAAGCTATATCGGCAAGGACATCATCGGCGAGCCTATGGCCGAGCTTGAGAAGTTGCTGTCCCCGAAGGTGGAGTTCGACTGGAAGAACGTCACGTTCACCTTCCTGCCGCACCAGCTCCGCGATCTGGACCAGCTTGTGAAGGTTCTGGGTTCCCTCAGCCCCGATATGCTGGGCGTTGCAGATATTGACCAGCACGAGGAGTTCATCGAAACCATCACGAAGTACCAGCAGTTTGCCAACGTCAAGAACACCGGCGCTGCCATCCACGCCATGATTAAGGCCACCGAGTCCCTGTTCGATGACCTGCACTTCGATGAAAGTCAGGAGTGGGTGCAGTTGCCCAACCTGTTCGGCTCCCCGGCCATCCCCAAAGAGGCCGCTGATACCATCACGCAGGCGCTCGATAAGATGGTCAAGGATGGCGAGATCGGCCCGAAGAACAAGTGGCAGGCCCTTGAATACTGGGCTGCGGATTATCTGGCAGGGAAGTAGGTGATAGCAAATGCCTACGCCTCTAAAGTACAATCCGGCGTACCACGATGACTGGGCATGGTCACTTGCTATCAAGGGCGCAACCGATCAGGATATTGCTGATGCCTTCCATGTTTCGCGTAGGACTATCATCCGCTGGCGGCAGACGTACCCGTCGTTCAATGAAGCCTGCCAGCATGGGAAAGAAGTTGCCGATGCAAAGGTGAAGCGGTCGCTGTATGAACGTGCCGTAGGCTTCGAGTATCAGGAAAAGGAAAGCGTCATCGACGTGGACCCCCGGACGGGCGAGCAGAAGCCTGTCCGGGTCAGGACGCTCACCAAGAAAGCCGTCCCCGATACGATGGCTCAGATGTACTGGCTCAACAACCGATGCCGGGATGAGTTCTCCCAGACACAGAAGGTTACGCTTGACGGAGCTGTTCAGACATCCCCGTTCGATAACCTGACGGATGATGAACTCCGCCGTCTGGCTCAAATGGACGAGGGCCTTGATGGCGACGCGGAATAATGTTTCGCCTGCCAAGCGTAAGTACCTCGGCTCAAATGCCCGGATTGCGCTGGCGAAACGGCACTACGCCGATTATGTCCAGTACGTCCACATGGGCAGGTGGAAAAGAGCCAGACACCTTGACCTCGTGTGTGAGAAGCTGGAAAGCATCATGGAGGGGAAGACCAACCGACTGATGATATTCATGCCACCGCGCCACGGCAAGTCTATGACCGTGACCGAAACCTTCCCCTCGTTTTATCTGGGCAAGAACCCAGAAAAGCGCGTCATCGAAATCAGCTACAGTGGCGACCTTGCCCAGCAATTTGGCAAGCGGAACCGCGATAAGGTCGAGGAGTTCGGGCCTGCGCTGTTTGGACACACCATCTCCCAAGTGCAGGCCACCAAGACGAACTGGAACCTCGACAACGGCATGGGCGGCATGATTTCCGTCGGTATCGGCGGCTCCATCACCGGCTATGGCGCAGACCTGCTTATCGTCGATGACCCCATCAAGAACCGTGCCGAAGCTGAATCAGCCACCTACCGCGATAAGCTGTGGGATGAGTACCAGTCCACGGTCAGTACCCGACTGCACGCAGGCGGTGCTGTTATCATCATCCTTACCCGCTGGCACGAAGATGACCTTGCTGCCCGGCTCCTGAACCCGGAGTACGGCAAGGTCGAGGACTGGGACATCATCTCGCTCCCGGCTATCTGCGAAGACCCAGCCACCGACCCTCTGGGCCGCGAGGCTGGCGAAGCGCTATGGCCTGCAGGCGGCTATGATGAAACATGGGCTGCACAGCAGAAAGAGACCGTCGGCACATACGCATGGTCCTCTCTGTATATGCAGACCCCCACACCAAGCTCCGGCGGTATGTTCAAGCGAGAGTGGTGGAAACGCTGGGCGGCGCTGCCGTCCGGCCTGCACGACTTCATCCAGTCGTGGGACTGCACCTTCAAGGACAAGGACGGCTCGGACTTCGTGGTCGGGCAGGTCTGGGCAAGGAAAGGCGCAGACCGCTATCTGCTCGATCAGGTGCGTGGCCGCATGAGCTTCACGGAAACGCTGGATGCCATGCGCGGGCTTTCCTCCAAGTGGCCCCAGACCACAAGAAAGCTGGTCGAGGACAAGGCCAACGGTACGGCAGTCATCGACGTGCTGAAGAAAGAAATCCCCGGCATCATCCCTGTGGAGCCGTTTGGCGGCAAGGTGGTCCGCGCCCATGCGACCACCGCCGTGGCTGAAGCTGGGAACATCTACATCCCAGCGGCATCTGCCTGCCCGTGGGTAATGGACTTTGTGGAAGAAATGGCCGCGTTCCCCAGCGGTGCGCACGATGACCAAGTTGACTGCTATTCGCAGGCGAACGCCTATTACAACGACAACACGTTTGATATTCGTTCGCTGATAACGTAAGAAAAGAGGTGAATGCAATGCTGATTATTTTCTCGGTCAATGACCAGAAAATTACCCATGACCTGAAAGGCCAACTCGTTGCGGGGAGCGTGGACATCGTTCAGGCGGCGTTCAAATTCGATAGCTCGTGGGATGAGCTGGACAAGATCATCGTTTTCACGAGCAGTGCTTGCTCGAAGCCCGTCCCTGTACAGTTCGCTGATGAGGCGTTCTACATCCCGAAAGACGTGCTGAAACCCGGAAAGCTCTATGTTTCCGTGGTCGGTTTCGGGCTGGATGGTCGGAAGAAGACCACGCAGAAGTGGGACATCATGCAGGCCATCACCGTTCAGAGGTGCGGCGACGGCGGCGACTGTGACCTGCTGCGGTATATGGCACAGGGTCAGGTTTCTGACGGGAACGTCGCAAAGGATAAGGAGGTCGGCGATATGCTGGACAAGGTGTTCGGCAAATCGGATGCCCCCAAGCCCGACCCCGGTGGCTCAGACTCCGGCGATAAGAACATCAGTGAGGACGATGTTGCCACGGATAAGGATGTGGCCGATATGCTCAACAAAGTATTCGGTTGATGTCCTCTCGCCCTTGAAAGAGGGGCTTAATTTGTCATAGCGGTGTGGAAACTGCTGTGAAATATAATTTTGGAGGTATGCAAATGCCCGTATCCGCAAGCAAGCTTGTAACCCTCGCTCAGTTACAGGCGCAGGCGGAGAGAGTAAAGCAGGAACTGGCGAAGTACACGCTGGCATCCGAGCTTGGCTCCCTCGCCAAAAAGAGCGAAATTTCGGAAGCTGATCTCTCGGCTGCTCTGAAGGCCATCATTGATGGTAAGATGGATGCAGCAGACAGCATGACGACCGAGGCAATCAACACTGCCATCGCCACCGCCATTGCAAAGTCTGCTCATGCACGCTTCGAGAAAGCTAAGAAGGTCCCTTCCAACGATGAGGCGCAGGATAATGTGCTGTATCTGGTGATGAATGCTGCCACCGGGTACTACGACATCTACGCTAAGGTCGGCGATGAGGTCGTCCGTCTGGATGACACCACCGTTGACCTGAGCAACTATGCGACCATCGACCAGTTGAATGCCGTTTCTGGCGGCATTGGCGGCACGGTGTATGCAGGCACGAAGGAAGACCTGTCTGCATCCGATGATTCGGTTATCGCCGCGTATTTCAAGGCGCACACCGACGTGACCGTCAAGAAGGGCGATGTCTTCGTGATCACGACCACCGTTGGCAGCTCCATTTATGAGAAATCCGCCTACTTCTACGACGGCAAGGCATGGGTGGCGATGACCGGCAATGTCGATGCCGATAAGGTCATCCTGCGCGAGGACATCACACTGGCTGGTGGCTATACGCAGGTCGGCAACCTGACCAAGAGCCAGAACGGCACGGCTACTTTCTCCACCAAAGGCAAGAGCGTTATGGACGCGCTGACTGAAATCTTCAGCAAGCGCCTCCAGCCCAGCATCACTGCCCAGCCGTCTATCGGCACGTTCACGCTGACCGGCGCGGGTGCTGTGGAGGCCGGCACTAAGGTGGCTGCTGCGGCCTACTCTGGCGCTTCCCTGAACGCCGGTTCCTACCAGTACGGCCCGGCCACCGGCGTTACTGCTACCAACTGGAAAGTTGAGCGTATCACCAATGCGGCCACCACGCAGGTTGCCACTGCTGATGCAGCATCCCTGACCGCTGGCTCTGACAACAACGGCGGCACTGGCTTCATCATCGGCGACGCTGGCGACAACGCTGTGTCCAGTCTGAAATACCGCGTGACCGCAACCCACGGCGCAGGTGTGACCGCAAAGGATAACCTCGGTGCTGCATCCAGCCCGGTGGTCGCCATTGCGGCAGGCAGCAAGACCAAGGACACTGCTGCCTACACCCCGTTCCGCAACGTGTTCTACGGTGCGTCCACTGGCAAGCCTACTCTGGACAGCGCGGCTATCCGCGCACTGGGCAAGACCGGCAAGGCTTACGCCGCCGGTGTGCTGACCATCAATGTTCCCGTCGGTGCGCAGCGTGTGGCGATCGCCTGCATTGCGACGGCCAAGGGTGTCACCAAGGTCATCAACGAAACCGCGATGAACGCGGATGTCACCAGCACCTTCACCAAGTCTACCGTGTCCGTCGAGGGCGCAAATGGCTATGCGGCGAAGGATTACAACGTCTGGGTCTTTGAGCCTGCTGTTGCCTATGGCAATGCCGCAGTCCTCAAGGTTACGCTGGGCTGAGAGGGGAGGAACTGAACATGGCTGTGAACAATACCGCAAAGGCATACTCCAACATGGAGTTCCCCCTGAGCATGAAACGTCAGGATGCTTTTGCTCTTGACCCGACCTGCGTCTGGCCTTCTCTGGCGGAGGCGCAGAACTACGCAAAGACGAACCCGACCGCGTACATCGGTCAGGTCCTCTCCGTGGTTGCTGATGGTACGGCTACCGCATACACCATCCAGAACGCTGACGGCGATCTCGCCCCTCTGGGCGCTGCCGCAGTTGATATTGCGACCGATTCCGAAGTGAGCGAGATGCTGAGTGAAGTATTTCCCACCGATAACACCTGATAACGATATGGAGGAATGAACGATATGGCATACAATGAGGAAAAGCTGGCCCGCCTGAAGCACCTGAAGCAGCTCGCACAGAAAGCTAAGGCTGAGAGCGACGCTGTTGCTACTCGTGTTAAGGCTCTGGAAGCTGTTGGCGCACAGGCCAACGTGCTGGAGACCATTAAGGTCAACGGCGTGGTGCAGAGCATCGAGGATAAGACTGTGGACATCAAGGTTCCCGGCTACACTGTGGAGAAGTCTGAGAAGTCCGGCGACTATGCTGCTGTCTACCAGCTCATGAAGGATGGCGTTGCGGTTGGCGCGGCTATCAACATTCCGAAGGATATGGTGGTTAAGTCTGGCTCTGTTGTGACTAACCCCACCGGCCAGCCCAAAGGCACTTATATCAAGCTGGTTCTGGCAAATGCCACCAACGACACCCTGTACGTTGATGTCGGCGGCCTGATCGAGTATGTTACCTCCGGCTCTGCTGCGGGTGATATGGTTGTCATCGCCATTGATGAGCAGACTCATAAGGTCACCGCATCTATCACCGACGGCGCAATCACTAAGGCAAAGCTGGAGACCGAGGTGCAGACCGCCCTGAACAAGGCCCATGAGCACGCCAACGCGGCCGAGCTGGACAAGATCGCTACCGGCGATAAGGCAAAGTGGGACGCCACTTCCACCAAGGTTGAAGGTATTGCTGAGGGCGCTACCAAGGTCGAGGCCAGCACCACCGAAGGCAATATTAAGATCAATGGCGTGGAGACCGCAGTCGTTACCATCGCCACCGACGCTGAGGTCACTGAGATGCTGACCGAGGTCTTTGGCGCAACCGCCTGATAACCCATAAGTAAGAATGCAGCGGCAGGGGAATGGACTCCTGCCGCTGTTATTTTTGGAAAGGAAAGCGAACATGAGCGACAAACTCAACACGCTTGAAGCGCTTAGGCTTGCTTCTCTGAAGGCAAAGGGTTACACGGCAGAACAGATTGCAGAGTTGTCTTCTGCGATGGAAGACATCATCAAGGACATCAACGATTCCCTGAAGACCTGCGAAGATCATGTACAGTCGGCTCATGCTCCTGCCAATGCGGAAGAAAATGTCATCGTCAGCATCCAGCGGAACGGGCAGGCTATTCCTCCCGACAACAAAGTCGTGAACATCGAGGTCCCGACCAAGACCTCTGCGCTGGAGAACGACTCCGGCTATGCCACGACGGAAGATGTTGAGGAAAAGGTCAACGGGGCCGGGCATCTGAAAGCCGTCCCTGTCGATGCTCTCCCTGCGCCCAGTGAGGCCAACGCTGACACCATTTATTTCCTTCGTAAGAACAACAGTGAAGCTGGGAAGCAGTACAGAGCGTACAAGCTCATCCACGGCATCTTTGAAATCGTCGGCTCTGCTGAAGTAGACCTCACCGGCTATGCTACGCAGGAAAGTGTGGCAAAGGCGGATGACAACCTCATCAAGGGCATCTACAACAACATGACCGCAAGCAGCGAGAAGTATCTGGGCAGTGGGAACCTGCTGCTGTTCTGGACGCTTCTGAAAGGCCTGCTCAACGGCCATGAGTCCAGCATCAACGACCTGTTGGCTCGTGTGAAACTGCTGGAGCTGATTCTCAGCGCTGATGTTACTGGCAACCCGTACTACGTCACCTTCAACACCCTGACGGATGTTGTGGTATCCTCTGGCATCTGGAACGAAACGGATGGACGCATTGAATTTTAACAGGAAGGAGGAAGCGCAATGCACATACCTGAAGATGAGGCCGAGCGTCGGCGTTTGAATGAGCGTGGCCGTGAAATCCTCCGGCGGAAGAACGGCGCTGTGCGTCCGCATCGTGAGGATGGCTATGTGAACCTCCTGAACAAGTACGGAACCAAGCAGGACAACTCCGAGGCGTACAAGTTTGAGCGGGAGCCGGTCATCCCTGATATGCAGCTCACCGGGCTGTATGAGGGCAACGGCCTGTTCTCCAAAATCATTGATACGCCTGCCGAGGAAGCGCTGAAGCATGGTTTCGACCTGAACCTGAAAAGCGATGAGCTGAACGCCTTTGTGGAAGACGCTCTGGACGATCTCGAATGGGAGGAGAAAGCCGCCACCGCAATCAAGTGGGCACGGCTCTACGGCGGCGCTCTTATCGTCATGCTGATCGACGATGGGCGCGGGCTGGAAGAACCCGTTGACTGGGAACATATCCGCAGCATTGATGAACTGCGCGTCTATGAGCGCTCCATCGTGCAGCCTGACTACACCAGCCTGTACCAGCAGGACTACGGCGGGAAGGGCGTGGGAAACCGGGTGTCCAAGTTCGGACAGCCGGAATATTACTATGTTTCCAGCATCTACGGTTCCTTCAAGGTCCATGAGAGCCGCTGTCTGGTGTTCCGCAACGGCGTTCTGCCGGAGCAGACCTCCAATGCAACCTACCTGTTCTGGGGTATGCCTGAGTACGTTCGCATCCGTCGGGCGCTGCGGGAAACCGTGACTGCCCACACCGACAGCGTGAAACTGCTGGAGCGGAGTGTGCAGGCCATCTACAGCATGAAGGGGCTTGCCTCTCTGCTGACCACAGATGACGGCGAGAACCAAGTGCTGAAACGTCTACAGCTTGTAGACACTTCCCGTGGTCTGCTGAACAGCATCGCCATTGACTCCGAGGGCGAGCAGTACGACTTTAAGACGTTCCAGTTCTCTGGTGTCAAGGATGTAATCGACGCGACCTGCAATATGCTGTCCGCGCTGACGAACATCCCCCAGACGATTTTGTTTGGCCGCTCACCGGCCGGCATGAACGCCACCGGCGACAGTGACTTCGAGAGCTACTACAACTTCGTGGAGAAGATTCAGCGCTTGATGCTGAAGCGAAACCTCCGAACGCTGTTGGATGTTGTGTTCCGCGCAGGCATTGCCTCTGGTGACGTGACGGAGGAACCCGACTATAAGCTGGAGTTCAACCCGCTGTGGAGCCTGAGTGACACGGAACAGGCCACGGTTGACCAAACCAAGGCCCAGACGGCTCTGGTCAAAGCCCAGACTGCGCAGGCATACGTCGATATGCAGGCCCTTGACCCCACCGAGGTACGCCGCCGCCTTGCATCCGATGAGGAGTTTGATGTCGAAGACATCATCTCCGAGGATGACGAGGATGATCTGTTGCAGTCCTTGCTGGGTACGGAACCGAGCGCCATGAGCAACGTGGAAGCAGCCCAGAAGAACCTTGAGCAGGGGCAGGCTCCGGGCGGTGTAGAGCAGAGCACTGCCGCAGCACCTACGGTCACACCGCCGACCGCCAATGCCGATGCCGCCGACACTGACCGCGGTGTCGGCGTTCTTGTTGTGCAGGATGGCCGGTTTCTCTGCGGCACTCGCCTGAAGGGTGGCTCCATTGGCGGGCCGGGTGGGCATATCGAGGCGGGGGAGTCCCCGGAAGATGCCGCCATCCGCGAAACGCAGGAGGAGTTCTGCATCACGCCGAAAGACCTTATGCCGGTAGCCTTCCTGAGCGACCTGAAACCGCCGTACTGTCCGTCCCATGTGTTCCTCTGCACGGATTTTGACGGCAGCATCCGGTGCGCTGATGGCGAGATGTCCTCTCCGGGGTTCATCACCGCCGAAAAGGTGGCCGAGCTGTCCACTCAGAACCCCGAACGCTTGTTCCCGCCGTTTGCCCAGAGCGTCACCGCTCTGCTTGACGTTTTATCGTCAAATCCCGGTTTGACATCGGAAGCACAAAATGCTAAGATGAAAGATAGGATGGACTTCAACGAAGCCGACCACCCACGGGATGAGAACGGGAAGTTCGCGGAGAGCGAGGGCAGCAGCTCTGGCTCTGCTGAGAGTGAGCCTGCGGTATCCCCCGAAGGCGAGAATGCTTCGTGCAAAGGGTTTGCAGACCCCGAAAAGAAAACCGTTCATTTCACCAAACATGGCGCTGAGTTCGGATTCTCGACAGAAGACGAATATGAAGCGGCTGCGGATAAATTCTTGCAGCAGCCGTGCGGAGGCGATGTGATCGGCTATAGCACTCCCACGGGCAAAATCGTCCGTTTCAACGTAAAGACAACGGAATACGCCTCTGGATTTCCGGGCCAGAACATCTGCACCTACATGAAGCCCAAATGCGGTAGCGGTGGCGTAGCCAAGCCTGATATGGCGATGGCCTACTACAACAAGTTCAAGGAAAAGGACGGTGTGTAAGATGTCTACGGTCAAATCTGGTGAAAGCTATATCTGCCCGGTCTGTGGAAAATATACGTTTGAGAGCGCAGGCGAGTTTGACATCTGCCCGGTGTGCAACTGGGAAGATGATCTCGTCCAGCTTGATGACCCGGATGAAGAAGGCGGGGCCAACCGCATGAGCCTGAACCAAGCCCGCAAGGCGTGGGCCGCAGGAAAGCAGGTGGAGTGAGCATGGATAACTTCAGAGTCATCTACCGCATTCTGCGGTATCTGGAAAAGGCGCTGGATTACGATGAACCCAATATGGACTGCATCTCTGCGAAGGCGCTGAAGCTCTCTGACCAGCGTTGGGTGGCGCTGATGGAGATGCTTTCCAAGGAGGGCTACATCGACGGCTTTTCTGTGCAGAGGACCGTGGATGGCAGCATCCTTGTCTCCAGCTCTACGCCGCGTATCACGCTGAAAGGACTGGAATACCTACAAGAAAACTCTCTAATGAAAAAAGCTGCCGAGCTTGCGAAAGGCGTTGCTGACATCATCACCTAAGAACCGAATAACGTACAGCAAAGAGCGATGGGAAACCACCGCTCTTTTTGTTTGTCCGAATTTCCCATCTCAAAAACGGAACGGAGATAGATTATGAACAAGGTTACGATTTTTAAGTACGAAGAAAACAAGCTGGTGCGTACCATGAACATCAGCGGTGAGCCGTGGTTCGTCCTGAAGGACGTGTGCGAGGTGCTTGACCTCGGCACAACTGCCAAAGTTGCAGAACGGCTGGATGCAGATGAAAAGGGTATGAATCAGATTCACACCCCCGGCGGGATGCAAAGCGTGACCGTCATCAACGAGTCTGGCCTGTATAACGTCATCCTGCGCAGCGATAAGCCGGAGGCCAAGCCCTTCCGCAAGTGGGTCACGGCCGTGGTGCTGCCCAGCATCCGCAAGAACGGCGGCTACATTGCCGGGCAGGAGGAGCTTTCCCCGCAGGAGCTTATGGCAAAGGCTTTGCTGGTGGCACAGAAGACCCTGACCGACCGCGATGCCCGCATCAAGGAGCTAACGGCGCAGAACCAGATCATGCAGCCGAAGGCCGAGTATTTTGACGAGCTGGTGGCCCGGAACCTGCTGACCAACTTCCGGGAAACCGCCAAGGAGCTGGGCATCAAGGAAAAGGACTTCGTCGGCTGGCTGTTGGAACACAAGTACATCTACCGCGACCAGAAGAACAAGCTGATGCCGTATGCGGCAAAGAACAACGGCCTGTTTGAGGTGAAGGAACGCACGGGTCGGCACAACGACTGGGCCGGGACCCAGACGCTCATCACTCCGAAGGGCCGTGATACCTTCCGGCTTCTGTGCAAGGAACCGCCTGTTTTACCGCAGTTCACCGCATTGTAAACCGACACAACGGCCATTGTAAACCAGAAAAGAACCGCTTTTCCACCGCAATCACCGAAATGGTCGGAAAACTCAAACCTCAAATCTGCCTATTCTTAGAATAAATTCAATGGAATTTGGATAAATATTCAAAAATGACAGTAATTCACCAAATTTTGGTAAAATGTCCGCCGGACAATCCGCCGGAGCGTCCGACTATAACCGTACCTCACCCAACCAAACCGTAACCTGTTGTCAAATTTTCACTTCGTTCAAATTTGCCAACGGTGCGGGCGCGGGGCTGAGCATCAGGCAGGGGCTTTTCGCAACTGCCGCAAATAAAGCCATCTGGCGGCTTTCAAACATCTGACACAAAATTATCCCACAAGCACATTTGGGACGTTTCCCGGCACTCATCAGAAGCTCTCAGATGGCATTAAGCCATAATCTCAACTGCGGCGGTACAAATCGCCGCTTTTTTGCTGTTCAGAACCAGAAAAGGAGGCGAAAACAGTGAATGATACCGTCCACGGACACATGGTACAAGACCTGCTCCGCCACCGCTTCGGCAGTCACGATAACCTGATATGCAAATATTCACAAAAGTACCCCGTTCAGGCGGAACGCGAGTTCCAGCGGGTCACCAATGCGTACATCCGCATCCTGAACGAACTGCTGAAGGAGTATCTGCCGGAGATCAGGGACGCGGCCCGCGCAGAGCGTGAAGCAGACCAGCGCCATGATGACGCTTCGGACCTGATTGCCAAGGTCAAGACGGTTTTCTCCAAGATGACCGTGGAGCTGGAGCGGCGCACCTCTATGTTTGGTCTGCGCAGCAAGATCGAGTCTATGGCAAAGCTCACGCGGAAGTTGAGCATCCGGGAGTGGAAGAAGGCCGTCAAGTCCACGCTGGGCATAGACCTGATGGACGACTACTACACCGGCGAGCTGTACAAAACGATGATGGAGCGCTGGGTCGAGGATAACGTGGCGCTCATCAAGACCATCCCGCAGGAAAGTCTGGGGCGTATGCGTCAGATCGTGCTGGAGGGTTATCAGAACGGCGAAACCACAACGGCCATCGTCAAGCAGATTCAGCGGACGTACAGCGTAGACCGGCGGCACGCCCAACTGCTTGCCCGCGACCAGATCGCCAAGCTGAACGGTGACATCACCCAGCAGCAACAGCAGGACGCTGGCGTGATGGAGTACGTCTGGTCAACCTCTGGCGATAGCCGTGTCCGCCCAAGCCATGCTGCGCTGAACCACAAGCGGTTCCGCTGGGATGACCCGCCGGTGGTCGATGAAAAGACCGGGCGGCGCTGTCACCCCGGCAAGGACTACCAGTGCCGCTGCTGCGCGCTGCCGGTCTTCAACATCAAAACCGTAGACCTGCCGGTCACGAAAGGGGGCGATGGCCGTGGATGAAACCATCCTCTAAGACCTGAGAAGGGAGTTGTTCAACATGGGAACTGAAACGAAAGTTCAGCGCTTCGACAGCCTGCCGCTGGATGCCACCTATTTCACGGATGAGGGCTACCTTGTAGACCATCCCATCGTGACATCGGTGGGCATTTTTGTTTATCACAACCCGGACGGTTCCGAACGCCGGGAGCTGCGGTTGCCCGAAGAAGTCTTTGCTGAAAAGAGCCTTGCGTCCTACAAGGGAAAACCCATCATCGTAACGCATGATGCAGGCTACGTTGACACCGATAACGTGAAAGAGGAGAGCATCGGCACGATTTTGTCGGAGGGCTACCGGGACGGCGATGATGTCCGAGCGGAAATCATCATCCACGACACCGACAGCCTGAAGAAGTACAAAATGCGAGAGTTGTCCTGCGGCTATAACCTGCGTCTGGACGAAACGCCCGGTGTCTGGGAGGGGCAACCCTATGATGCCATTCAGCGGGACATCGAAATCAACCATCTTGCCCTTGTCGATAAGGCGAGGGCTGGTGAACAGGCCCGGCTCAACATTGATGGGCAGGGCCACGACTGCATGAAAGGAGAAAAACTGAACATGGAAAACACCACCAAGAGAACTGATGGCGCTCCCACCCCGGAGGAGCTGGCCGCTGCTGTGGAGGCGTTCAAGAAACGCCGTGCAGAGCGTTCTGGCTCTGCGGCCGATGGCGGCATCACCGCAGAGCCGCCCGCGCAGACCGCCGGTGCTGCTGAGGGTGAACAGCCCGATGCCGTGCAGCAGGTCAAAGACCGCCGCGACCGCCGCGATTCCGAGGGCGACCCGGCAGATATGACCGGCGCAATGGGTGTGATCGCGCAGCAGGACGAAGACATTGACACCCTGCTGGGCGTTATCGACGTTCTGAAAGCCGCTGGCACGACCACTGATGGTGCTGATGGCGACTGCGGCGGCACTCAGACCGATGGCGACGGCGAGGGCAATGAAGGCAACGCTGATGAGGGCGGCGACACCGCACAGGACAAGAAAGACCGCGCAGATTCCGCCAACGACTTCCGCGAGCTGCTGCGCGTTGTCCGTGTCGGCGACCGCCTGAACATGGACGGTCTGGAGGCCATGAGCGTTAAGGAAGCTAAGAAGGCCGTTCTGGGCAAGCTGAAGCCCACCCTGCATCTGGATGGCAAGAGCGCTGCCTATGTCAACGCAGCCTTCGACATGGCCGCTTCCGAAATGAAGGAGCGCAAGGATACCAACTATCAGCGTTCCCAGATGATGCACGGCGATGGTAAGCCCCCTGTGAAGCAGACCGGCTCCGCTTCCGAGGCCCGCCAGCGCATGATCGACCGCAGAATGAAGAAGGAGGAAAAGTAAGATGGGTGTTCAGAAAACCTACGGTTATGCAACCAGCAAGGGCGTTGCAGGCGGCATCTACGATATGTTCCACTACCCGGTGGACTCCCGTTTCAACGAGGAGGAGAACGGCAAGCTGCATTTCGGCGTTGGCGTTGTCACCGGCAAGGTTCCGGGCAGCAGCGTTGCGCTGCCGACCAGCGCGAGTACCGCTGATAACTTCGAGGGTGTTGTCATCAACGGCTTCGACCGCCAGCAGGATTTGGAGGGCAAGCTCTACGTCCTGAACAACCAGAACGTCGGTGTCATGCGCCGTGGCCGCGTTTGGGTACGTCTGGCGACCGGCGCTGCACCCGCCTATGGTGATGCCCTGCACATGATCGTGGAAGGCGATGAAGCAGGCTGCTTCGCAAAGGAGGGCGGTATCGCAATTCCCGGTCGCTTCATCGGTGCGACCAGCAATGGCGTTGCTCCGGTGGAGTTGTACGGCGTTCCTGCCGCAAGCGGCGCTGATGGTCACGCTGCATCCACCGATGATGCCAAGCCTACTGTCTGAGAGAAGGAGGACAAAATCAGATGAACACTAACCAGAAATCCATGAGATACGACCAGAACGACTACGATGCTCTGCTGCACTCCAAGATTCCGGCCGCTCTGGTCGAAACTCCGCAGATGAACTTCGATGATGCCAGCGATGCCTCCGTGTTCTTCGCCCGCGAGCTGGATTACGTCAAGTCTCAGTCCTATGATGTGGAGTACCCGGAGTTCACCGCGCTGAAGCTGTTCCCGGTGTCCAGCGAAATCAACCCCGGTGCCGAGACCGTCACCTACTACAGCTACGATAAGACCGGCATGGCGAAGATTATCAGCAACTACGCCACCGACCTGCCCCGTGCTGATGTGAAGGGCAAGCCCACCACCGCCATCATCAAGTCTCTGGGTGACAGCTACGGCTACTCCATTCAGGAAATGCGTGCCTCTGCTATGGCAGGCAAGTCGCTGGATGCCCGCAAGGCAGAGTCCGCCCGCTACCAGATCGACTACCTGAACAACAAGATCGCGTGGAACGGCGATGAGGAAACCGGCCTGCGCGGCGTTCTGTCCAAGGACAACGATGTGCCGCTGTACGTCCCTGCGACCGGCGCAAAGGGTTCTACCAAGTGGGCAGACAAGACCGAGGACGAGATTTTGGCCGACATCACCGGTATGCTGAAGCAGGTCGCCCGCACCACCAAGAAGGTGGAGAAGCCGGACACTCTGGCGCTGCCGTCCGAGGCGTATATCGAGATTCAGAACCGCCGCATCGAAAGCACCGCCACCACCGTGCTGAAGTACGTTCAGGATAATATCAAGGATATTACCCGTATCGTCTCCTGCCCGGAGCTGGACCCCGACAGCGTGGATACCAACCCCTATGCGGCAGAAAGCGATGGCAAGGGCGTTGCGCTGCTGTTCAAGAACGACCCCCGCAAGTTCACCATCGAGAACCCGCTGTCCTTCATGCAGTATCCCGTGCAGCCTGAAGGTCTGGAGATGGTCGTTCCCTGCGAGGCCCGCACCGCAGGCGCTATCATCTACTACCCCATGTCCATGCTGATTGCCACTGGCATCTGCTGACTCACCCGTGGAGCTGCCGTACGTTTGTGCGGCGGCTCCTATCTTTTTGTAAAGGAGCCATGATATGAAACTGAAGAATATCGGAAACAAAATCATCAGCATCGGCGCTACCGTGATCCTGCCGGGTGAAACCAAGGAAGTCACCGGCTATGATGACAACGAGATCGTGAAGTTCTTCATCGGGCAGGGAAACCTGTCCGAGGTCAAGAGCCGCACTGCTGCAAAGGAGAAATAAGTCATGGAAGATGCCGTCAGAATTTTCAGGCTGGTTGCCACCGAGTTCGACGTGCTGAACGATGAGACCGTTGAGGAATGGCTGAACCTCACAGCGCCGCTCATCAGCAAGAAGGTGTTCGGGAAGCTGTATGACCAAGCCATCGCACTCCTGACGGCACATCGCCTGAAAATGGCCGGCTATGGCAATAACCAGTACGGCAGCGTGGGCGACGCTCTGCGCGTTGGAAGCTACACTGAAGGCGAAACATCTGTCAGCTTCAACGTAAATCAGGGAACCAATCTGATGGCAGATGCCGAACTGGCGCTGACTCCCTATGGTCTGGAGTACCTGACGCTGCGGCGGTTGGTCGTGATCTCGATTCGTTCTGCGGGTGAATGCCGATGACCGGCGGGTGGGACCGGTTGACCCCGGAGGGGGAGAAGTTCTTCCGGCAAATTGATGAGCTTCAGGACAAGGAGGTCTTTGTAGGCTTCCAAGCGGGCAAGGTCACGGATGACCGGGGCGTTGATATGGCGCAAATCGCCATGTGGAACGAACTGGGAACCTCGACCGCGCCCTCCCGACCGTTCCTGCGCAAGAGCGTTGATGAGAACGCCGACCCCATCAACGCCATGTGCGCCCAGCAGCTAAAGTCCATTACTGCGGGCGAAACGGCCGAGCAAAGCCTGAAGCAAATTGGTGTATTCGGCGTGGGCTTAGTTCAAGAGAAAATCGAGAGCGGCAGCTATGAACCGAACGCGCCCTCCACCATCCGCAAGAAGAAATCGGACAAACCGCTGATCGACACCGGCAGAATGCGGCAGTCCGTCAAATACGTCATTCGCAAGAAAGGAAGTGGTTGATATGGGGCTGGGCATTTTTCGCAGAGCATTTGTTGTGCGTCGCTTCGGCGAGGAGAACATTGTCGATGGCTATGGGGTTTCCGGGTATAAAGACTTCATCACGTCCCTGAATGTTCAGCCGCTCTCCAAAGATGAGCTTCAGGCGCTCCCGGAAGGTGAGAACACCGTAAAGCGCATGAAGGCTTTCGGTGATCTCGTTTTCCATACCGCAGACCGCTCTGCCGGCCGCAGAGCCGACTGGCTTTTCTATCAGGGGCGGATGGACCCGGAAGGACACTGGTATGAATGTGTCAGCTCGCTGGGGTGGGACCACACGATGGTGGGTCACTGCCGCAGCGAGTTTGTTCAGGTTTCAGCAGCAGAGACCAACCGTACGCCGCGCCCTGAAATCCGAGCAGATGGGAAAGGTGGGTATTGCTGCGTATGACGCTTTCTGAACTGAAGAAGCTGCTTGTACAGCTCACCCAAACGTACTTTGCTGAAGCAACCGTGACGTATGCCAAGCAGAGCTTTGTAGCAAAGCCCGGCAGTCCGCTGGTCACGCTGACCACCGGCTCCGTCAACCGGTCGAGAAACCCGCCGGTCAAAATCATTGAAGGCACACCGGTAGCCTTTTATCCTGCATCTGTTCCTGTGCAGATTGATCTGTTCACGCATGGCAGGCAGGAAGAAGTGGCACCGGGATTCACCCCCATTGCCGAAAACACGGCTGAAGATGATATGCTGGCCTTTGAAAGTTTCCTGAACTCCCCGTTCGTAACACAGTGGTGTCACCAGCATGACATCGCCATTGTCGTTCCTACGGCAGTTCAGGATTTGACCGATTTGGTGCATGATACCAACTACGAGTTCCGGGCAATGCTGGAAATCGCGGTTTATTTCACCATGACGGCCATCGGGCTTACCGGAACGCTGGACATCGACAGCGTGAAGCATTCCGATGGCGAAGATGACATCCAAGCTGATGATGTCGTCAAGATCGAGCCGCAGGTGACCCCGACACCCAGCGGCGGTGGCAGTCCTGAAATGACCGCCTATGAAGGTGAGTATTTCACGAATGTTGAAATAAATAACCGACTCGTAAAGGAGGAAGATAACACATGAGCAATAGCCTCGATAGGATTTGTACTGTTGACATTTCGCTGGCGTCCCCCGTCGCCGATAATGCCAACTTCGATAATATCCTGATTCTGGGTCCAGCCCCCACAAATCCGACTGAGGATGTACCTGCCGTCGGCGTGTACAACAGTCTGGAGGAACTGACGGCGCTGGGCATCGTCGCCACCGGCGAACGCGCTGACCCTGTTGGCGTAGCTGCGCGGGTAGCTTTTTCGCAGTCTCCCAGACCCCACGAAGTCTATGTTGCCTTTATGGGCGACATCGTGGATAAGGAAAGTGAAGACCCCGCATTGCAGACTGTAAGTGCCGTCATGGAGAACGCGCTGGCTGTCAATGGTTGGTACTGCATCTGCCCGGTCGGTCTGGAAGATGAGCAGGTCAAGGAAATCATCCAGTGGACTGAAACCCAGAACAAACTGTGTGGCTACATCGACAAGGATCCCGACAACCCCATTGTGGATGCTGGCCTGTACCTGCGCAGTTTTCCGTTCTTCCCGAAAGAAACGGCCAATCAGTTGGAGAATGACATTCCGGCCGAAAACCTGTACGGTATGGCCGTGGCTGTGGCCGTAAAGGCGATGAACTACCATGCTGGTCAGGAAACGTGGGCTCTGATGCCGCTCTCGACCGTTTCTCCTGCAAAGCTGACCAGCACGTTCATTAAGAAGCTGGAGGCCGCAAACTTCAACTACGTCGTCACAGCAGCATCCAAAAATGTCACGCAGGGTGGCAAAACTGGTGGCGGCGAGTGGATTGACGTTATCCGCTTCCGTGACTGGCTCCAGAACGATATGCGGCTTCGCGTTGTGAACCTGCTTATCATTAACCCGAAGATTTCGTACCTCGACAATGGCATCGGCCTTGTTGAGAACCAGATGCTTGCATCCCTGAAAGACGGACAGAAGTACGGCGGCATTTCTCCCACGGAGTATGACGAAGATGGCAAGGCCATTCCGGGATATACCACGTCTGTGCCGTTGGCAGCAGACCTGACCAGTGCTCAGAAAGCGTCGCGCGTTCTGAAGGACTGCAAGTTCTCGGCCCGCCTTGCTGGAGCCATCCATATGACGGAAATCAAGGGTAACCTGACTTATGAGAAGCTGTAAAGGAGGATGGATAAATGTCTGGAAAAATCAAGACCTATAATCCGAAAGAAGTCGTTGTCACTTGTGGCACGCACATCGTCACCGGCTATGCGGATGACAGCTTCATCAGCATTGAGCCGAACGGCGACGGTGTAACCAAGAAGACCGGCTGTGATGGCGAGATTGCACGTTCGATTTCGCCGGATAATACCTACAAGGTCAAGCTCACCCTGTTGCAGACCAGCGACAGCAACTCGTACTTCTCCGGCATGGTCGATCTCGACCGCGACACTGGTAACGGCCTGTTCCCGATTCTGATTAAGGACCTGAAGGGCGGTCTGGTGTTCAGCACGGAAGCAGCATGGTGTGTGAAGAAAGCCCCGGTCACTCGTGGCAAGGAGACCAATAACCGCGAGTGGGAACTCGACACCGGCGACGCAACCATGAGTGAGTGAGGAGGACGCTGATGAATAATCTGAAGCAGCTCGAAACCCGCGAAGTAAACGTGGGCGAAAACGTCTTCTACATCCGTCCGCTCCCGGCATTCAAGGCAGCGAACATGACCGGCGAACTGGCAGCGCTCGTTCTGCCGCTCGTGTCTGGCCTTGCGCCGCTGCTGTCCGCCGTGGACACGGAAAAGGAGGGCAATGGCCTGCTCGACATCAAGGTGGAGGATGCAGCTCCCGCGATTGCGGGGGCTTTCTCTTCGCTCGATGGCGATAAGGTTGAGAAAATCCTGAAGCACCTGCTGATCGCGGGCAGCAACATCTCGGTGGAGCAGCCGGGCGAAAAGGTGCGCCTGCTCACGGAAGACCTTGCCAACGAGGTGTTCTGCACCGATGTGCAGGATATGTTCATTCTGGCATTTGAGGTCATCCGAACCAACTACAACGGTTTTTTCAAGAAGCTCGGCGACCGATTTGGCAAAGTCGCCGAGTGGGCGGAGAGGACGATGGCTCAGGCCCGGAGCGCTACGGCGACCTCGACCTCAGCGGTTTCACAGAGCTTGAGCTGAGAATGTATATCCTCATCAAAGCTCGGTTGGCATCCATGTGGGAGCTGAAAAACTGCTATACGCTGGACGAAGCTCTGAAGCTCTATGCACTGTACCGCATGGAGCAGGACGTGGAAGCCGGCCGGGTAGAGGATATGGCTAAGGAGGTGAGCTGACCAGCATGACCATACGCGACATCGGCATCCTGTTTGGCTACAAGGTCGATGAGTCCTCCGAGCGAAAGGTAGAGGGCAGCATCAAGTCGCTGAAGTCGATGGCCTCCAAAGTTCTCGGCGCGGTCGGTATTACGCTGTCTGTCGCGGGCATCAAGAGTGCTGTTGATGGCTGCGTTGAGGTGGCATCCTCCGTTGAGGAGATGCAGAACAAGTTCGATGTTGTCTTCGGCGATATGCGAGATGAGGTCAATAAATGGGCGCAGGAATACTCCGATGCCATCGGCCGCAACAAAAACGACATCAAGACCTACCTTGCCGATCAGCAGAACTTGCTGGTCGGCTTTGGTATGACCCGCCAAGCTGGCGCTGAAATGGCCGAGCAGATGACCTCGCTGGCCCTCGACCTTGCCTCGTTTGGTAACATGGACGAAACAGCGTCCGTAAACGCCATGACGAAGGCTGTCATGGGCGAGTCTGAAGCCGCCAAGACGCTGGGTGCGGTCCTGAACGACAGCACCAGAGCGCAGGCGATGGCTACGCTGGGGCTAAAGGGAACCTACGATAAGCTGGACCAGCTCACGAAGATGCAGGTCAACTATCAGGCCATCCTCCAGCAAAGCCCGGATGCCATTGGCGACTGCCAGCGCAGCCTCGACAGCTACGAAAGCACTAAAAAGCGGTACATCGCCAAGCTGAAGGAAATCAAAACGATAGTCGGCCAGTTCTTCCTGCCGACCTATCAGAAGATTCTGAGCATTGGTGCAAAGGGTCTGACGATGATTCGTGACTGGCTCCAGAAGCTCACAGAGCTTACGGATAAGCTGGGCGGCTCACAGCGTGTCCTTGCTATTTTGACCGCTGCGCTCACTGCCATGCTCGTGGCGATGAACCTCAAGAAAATCGGAGCGGCCATAACCGGCTTTACGAAGCTGGCACGGGCAATAGGGCTGGGCCACGGAAAGGCGCTGGCCTTTTTTGCGGTCTTCCTGCTGCTGGCCCTCGTGATTGAGGACTTCATCTCGTTCATGCGGGGCGACAAAAGCCTGCTCGGAACCATGCTCGAACGAGCTGGCGTAGACTGCGAAAAGCTGCGCCAGAACATCGTCGGAGTATGGACGAAGATCAAGCAGGCCATCGGTTACATCGGCGAAGGCATCCGCGATGTGGTTGTTCCCATATTTGAGGGCATCCGAACTGCGGCGGTGGTGGCGTTTGAGGAGATACAGCAAGCCGTAGCCAAGGTAGCCCCCGGCATCGCTCAGTTCTTCAAGGAATTGTCGAGCGGGAAGGTTGATAAGAAAAAATGGACAGACATCGGTGAATCCATCGGCAGAATTGCCGTGGGCGTGGTGGCTGTCATAGCCGCTGTCAAGGGCATCTCAGCTATCTTTGGCGTGATTACAACCGTTATTTCTGTTGTGAAAGCGGTCATTTCCGTTATTAAGCTGGCCTTTGTTGTTGTAAAGAGCATCATCACCGTTATCAAGGTGGTCGGTGCGGTAATCTCTGTTCTTGCCAGCGCCTTCGGCCCGGTCATTCTGGCAATCGCCGCTGCAATCGCAATCGGCGTTTTGCTGTGGAAGAACTGGGATAAGATTCGTGAGGCGGCAGGCAATCTGCTGGAAGGCATCAAGACTACGATTGGCAACGTCCGCGACGCTATTGTGTCGGGCTTCCAAGCCGCTATCGACTGGATAACTTCACTTCCGGCTGAGGCTTTGAAGTGGGGTTCCGACATCATCGACGGCATCGTATCGGGCATCCAGTCTGCGGTAGGCCGTGTAGGCGAGGCTGTAAAAGGCGTAGCCGATAAGATCAAGTCGTTCCTCGGATTCTCGGAGCCGGAGGATGGCCCCCTGAGCGACTTCCACACCTATATGCCGGACATGATCGACCTGATGGCATCGGGCATCACTTCCGGCAAGAAGAAGGTGAAGGATGCACTGGAAGGCATGACCGGCGAAATGTCGGTCATTGCCAAGGCCAATGTGGTTTCCAAAGCCACCGGGCGGGGCGCAACCGGCAGAACGACCGGCGGGCGCACTGTGACCCAGAACGTAAACATCAACAACCAGTTCAACGGCGACCGTGCCGGGCAGCAAAAGAGTTCTGAGGCTATGGATAAGGCCGCAGGCGATGCTACCGGCGAAATGGCCCGTGCGCTGGCATTTGCAAAGTAGGTGAGAGTACATGGCAAGAGCAAAACAGCCCGTCAGCGTCGCTGACATCGAGTTCGATGCCCTGATCGACTCCGAAGAAGGCTATGAAGCGGATGTGCCTGAGTACCCGACCGAAAAGGGCTTCAGTGTAAGCGACACCATCGTGCTGAAAGCCGACACCCTGAACATGACGCTCTATGTGACCGATACTCCGGTGACATGGCGGGAGCGTACAGGCTCCGGCCCCGGAAAGACGGAGGGCGTTGTTCGTCGGCTGAAGGACTTGTATTTCGCCAAGAAGATTCTCGAAGTCACAACCACTGACTGCGTGTATTCCAACATGGTGATTACAAGCATGAACATCAAGAAGTCTGTGGAGGTCGGCTACGCCCGCGAAATCCCGATTTCCTTCAAGAAAATCGAGGTGACGGAAACCGCCACCGCAGAAATCCCGGCCAGCTACGGCAAGTCGGGTAAAACAGGAAAAGCCGCTGGAAAAGCAAGCACCACCGCCGCAAGCACGGCGGGAAGCAGCTCATCCAACGGTTCTTCGTCTGGTTCGTCCAGCTCCAGCAGGAGTTCTGTTCTCTATAACGCTGCCAGCAGTTTCGGCTTGCTGGGATAAGGAGGGCGTTCGTGGACTACTTCGTTATCGAAGTCCCGGACATGAACGACAGCGTTGTCAAAGTTCCCCTCCAAAGCAGGTTGTATCAACTGCGCTTCACATGGAATGACACCGGCGGCTACTGGATGCTCGGAGTGATGGATTCACTCGGAACGCCACTGTTGCTTGGTGTCAAGATGGTCCCGCAGTTTCCGCTCAACCTGCTGTTCGGCCGGGATGATATGCCCAGCGGCATCTTCGCTGTCCTGACCGAAAAGGAGAGCGTCGGTCGGCAGGATTTTGCCGATGGGACGGCTCGTTTTGTGTTTGTCCCGGCATGATGCTGGAACAAATCATCCGGTAAAATCAATTCTCATTTTGAACAAATCTTCGATGGCGGGTTTGACAATTCGTTCTCAGAAGGTTCCAGACAAATTTCCATATACTTTTACTGGTAAAGTCAGGGTTTAATCAGAGGCTTATCAGAGGTTTTGGGATGAATGTCGCTCAAAATGGACGATTTTACACGGAATCCGTTGGATTGTCCGCCGGACAGTCCTCGGACTGACCAAAACGGGAAACTTTTGCAAAACGCTCATATCATTGGTCACTTTCATTGCATTACCAGAACGGTAAGTTAGAATGAAGATGTGAACCGGGCAAACAAAAAAGAACCAGCGGTAAGCCGTCAGAAAGCACCGCTGGTTCCTATCTCATGCCCGGAACGATACAAAGAAGTTCCGTTGCCATGATTATATCATACCAGCGGGCTTCTTTCAACACAAAAAGGAGTGAACTGATATGAGCTGTAATGATCTTGAACGCGAAGTAATCCGCATGGGCGATGTCGGTGTCGCCATCGACATGGTGGACAATAACCTTGCGGAGGGTAAGCTGGAGCAGGCGGAACGCGCCGTTGTGATTCTCCGGGAAATTTTTGCAGCCCGTAATGATGGGCTGCGGAACTGCTTCTACGGAGGTGATCGGAATGCGTGACAACTGCGTGATTTTCACCACGCCGGAACGGCAGGAATTGCGGGTCGTTTTTGACCCGGACGGAACCCCGTTCTTCTGTGGGCCAGACCTCGCGGCAATCGCGGGCTATGAACAGCCGAGAAAAGCTGTCACCGGCGGCAATCAGGGCGTGAACCGTATTGAATCTGTTTTGAGGAAAGTTCCTTGGGACAATGGTATACGGCGTGGCCGCTGCGATTTTACCTGCTTTTCTGCGGAAAACGCCGTGAAGCTCCTGTGCCGCAGGCCTGCGCCCTATGCAGCGATTCGCTGGCTGGAGGATGAAGTGATACCGAAGACGCAGGAAATGGGAGAGGAAGTGGCAAGAGCGTACCCGGCATGGAATAAAAAGCCGGCGCAGAAAGAACTGACGGAACCTCCCCAGAGCCTCAAGCCGGAACCCGAAGCCTTTAAGCAGGAACCGCTGCAAGCAGGTGGAGGGGCGCTCATTGAGCGGCTGGACAATATCATTTTGGAATGCGTTTTGCTGAAGAAGGAACTCAGCAAGGCGAAGTAAGAGGAAACCTTCAGGGCTGCGGAAACGCGGCCTTTTTTGTTGCCATCGAAAGGGGAGAATGCCGTGAAGAATTTCGACAGGCAGTACCGACTGGCGGCGGGCAAGGCGGGCTCGACCGGGTTTGAAATTGGCAGCGGCAAGCGACCGCTGCACGTTTCGTTCTCCGTAGAGAAGGCGGACACCAACAGCCAGAACACGGCCAAAGTGACCATCTGGAACCTGAACGATGAACACCTTGCAGAGCTGAGTAAAAACGACTGCGTGGTCGTACTCCATGCGGGGTACGGCGATACCCGTCCGCTCATCTTCACCGGCGTGGTCACATTTGCCACGACGAAGGCTGACGGTGCAGACAGGTCAACGGAGATCGAGCTGGTGGATAACCGCATTGAAGTCCGCGACACCTACGTTTCCGTCAGTTATTCCGGGGCTGTGAACTGCAAGACCCTGATTCAGGACACCGCAGACCAGATGGGAGTGACGGTCTCTTTCTCCTACAATGCAGAGTTCAAGGACATTCCGAATGGGTACAGCTATGTTGGCCCGGCCAGAAATGTGCTGACGAAAGCCTGTGAAACAAGCGGGCTGGTCTGGAGCATCAACAACGGCGTCTTGCAGGTCAAAAAGCCGGGAGATACGATGAGCCGCGAGGTGTATGAGCTTTCGGCAGAAACGGGTCTGCTGGGCCTCCCAGAGCGTGTCCAAATCTCCAATGAGGACAAGGGATACAGCTACGGCTGGGACGTGGAGTACCTGATGAACGCCGCAATCGGGCTGGACGATTATGTGTACCTGAATAGCAAGGTGGTCAAGGGCTATTTCCGGGTTTACTCAGTTCGGATTGAGGGCGACAACATGGAAGGCTCGTGGAGCTGCACAGCCCGTCTGCTGGAGGTGAAACAGAAATGATGCAGGAGTTTGTTGACCAGATCAACAAAAGCGCCCGCAGCGCGACGGAGGATATGCACACGGCACTGCCGGGCGAGATAAAAAGCTACAACCCGACCAAGGGTGTTGCCACCGTTCTGCCAAAGGCAAAGTTCGCAAAGCCTGATGGCAGCACGATGGACTTTCCAGAAATATCAGGAGTCCCGGTCATGTTCCCGCAGAGCAAAAACGTCACTATCGCATGGCCCATCAAGAAAGGCGATGGATGCCTGCTGGTTTTCAGCGAACAGGCTCTCGATTACTGGATGTACGGCAAGGAAACTGACACCAAGCTGAAGTTCGACTTGACCAACGCCATTGCCATTCCAAACCTCACATCTGGCGGCAACAGCACCATGAAGTTGGCCTGTGATGAGGATGCCGTAGCCATTGCCGCAGGCGACACAAAAGCCAAGATCACGCCCAAGACCGCAGAACTGACTCTCGGTTCGGCCAAGGTCAAAGTGGAGCCGAGTCTTGTGCAGGTCACAGTCGGCGGCGCGGTGCTGGCAATTTCCCCTGACGGTGTGGACATCACCGGAAAGCTCACGGTCAAGGGTGGTATCACCGCAAGGGATGATGTCAAAGCATCCAACGGCAGCATCAGCCTTGCAAACCACATTCACAGGGGCGACAGCGGCGGCATGACAGGGAAGCCGCAGTAAAGGAGGGAAAATCGTGATAGACCTGAAGCTCGATGCCACCGGGGACTTAGAACTCTCGGCGGCAGGCGACATTTCAGCTACGGACAGCATCGTACAGGCTGTCCGTATTCGCTTGCTCTGGTTCTTCGGAGAGTGGCGGCTGATGCCTTCGCTCGGCTTTCCGTACTTTGAGAACCTGCTGGTCAAAAATCCGAATGAGTCCAAGCTCCGGCATCTTATCCGGGAAACCGTGATGTCTGTCGATGGAGTGACGGATATATCGGAAATCCTGTTCAACATCGACAAGAAAAGCCGTAGGGCATCCGTGGAGATTACGTTCAACACGGATGAGGACAGCTTTAGAGAGGAGGTCAAAATCCCGTGGCAAAATATGGCCTGACCCCGCAGGGGCCAAATCCGAAACGCCTTGATGTCATTCTTGAGGATATGCACAGCAAGATGACAGGCCGCCTCGGCGTAAACACCCGGCAGAACCCGCAGTCCTTGCTGAATCACATTCTGACCGACGTCGCAGATGAGATTGCAGAGCTGTGGGAATTTGGCGTAGATGTGTACCACTCGCAGTACACATCCAGCGCCACAGGCGTAAGTCTGGACTATGCCGCACAGTTTGGCGGCTCCACCCGTGAAATGGCGGCGAAGTCCTATTACAGCATCCTCTGCACGGGTTTGGACGGAACAACCATTCCGGCAGGAACGGTGATCGCATCCGACACAAACCCGGCAACCAGCCTGATGGCTACCGCAGATGCAACCATCACGAGGTCGGCTTTCAACAAGGCCACCGTCATTCTTGCATCACCGGCGGCTACAACGGCCCTTGGGGTGGCTCTTAACGGAAACCTATACACCATCACCCCTGACCCCAAACAAAGCAACAGCGAAGCCTTAGAGGCTCTGGGAACGGCCATCACGGATAAGGATTTTCATGTGACGGTCATCAACGACACTATCGTGATCGAGGCGGTCGATGAAACCAGCTCCAATACGCTGGTCCTGTCAGAAAACCTGACCACTGCTTCTGTGGGCAGTATCGTCACATTTGAGACTGCCGAGCCGGGCGACATCTTCATTCCGAACAGCGTAATCACGGAGATCACGAAAGCTGTTCCGGGCATGGAGTCCGTGGTCAACGTGGGAAGCTATGTTGCCGGTCAGCTCGCAGAGAGCGATGTGGAGTTCAGAAAGTCCTACACGAACAAAATCTACAACCGCTCGTCTGCCATGCTGGAAAGCATCAAGAGCGCCATCCTGAAAAATGTGCAGGGCGTGGTGAGCGTGGCTCCCTATGAAAACTGCACAAATGAAGTCGATTCTGCCGGCCGGTGGCCGCACAGCATCGAAGTTGTGGTTGAGGGCGGCGATGCAACGGAAATTGCCCAGCAAATCTTGAACACAAAGGCGGGCGGCATCAATACTTTCGGCAGCGTAGAGACCACCCTGCACGGCGTTTACGGCGAAGACATCGTAGTGCGCTTCAACCGCCCAACATACGTTAAGGTCTGGTTCAAGGTTGGTGTCACCTTGAGTCCGAACACAAATCCGCCTACCAACTATGTCGAGCTTGTCAAAGAGCAGATTTTGGAGAAAATGAGCGAACTGGGGGCGGGCGAGAACGTCATCCCGCAGAAGTTCAACCTTCAGGTGTCTGGCATCGACTATATCGACGTATGGCTGTTTGCAACGCCGAATGACGGAGATATGCCCACTGGCTACACCCAGCGCAGCGTGTCCATCTCGGCGCGGGAACGGGCTGTTACCGATGAGAACAGGATTGAGGTGGTCATGGATGGTTGATTACGTCCAGAAGCTCCGGGATGATCTTGTGGAGCAGTTCAAGGGCAAGCCCGTCATCGACGCGCTCATGGAGGCCATTGGTGATGAGCTGAACGAGGTTCGGCAGTTCTACGAAGACCTGCGCGACAAGCGGAATATCCAGACCGCAGTCGGGAAGCAGCTTGACGGCATCGGCGACAATGCGGTTCTGACCCGCCTTGAAGCCGGTGCTTTGGCCTGCACCAAAGAATCCGTGTATGTGCTGGATGACGATGCCTACCGAACGTACCTGATATACAAAATCTGGAAGAACACCAACAACTGCACCTACTATGACATCATCAGGGCATTCAAGATGTTCTGGGACAAGCCCCTGCATTACCGCGAGGACCCGGCCATCCCGGCCACCATGATTTTTGAAACCGATGCCCTGACACCGGAGGCCGACGTTTCAAAACTGCTGAACGCTCCGTTCATCAAGGCGGCGGGTGTGGCAATTCTGGTGGTGGCGAACACCGAGGCTCCTGAAATGGTCGCAGATGTGCCGGTCGAGGGCATTCTGGGCCGGGGCTATATGACAACGACCCTGCCGGAGATCGAAACCGGCGAAGCATTCATCGACACCGTGCTGCCGGTTCCCGCAGCGCAGAATATCACGCAGACAAAACTGCCTGAACTTGAGGAGGATGAGTTATGAGCTACTATGGCTTTGTTGTTACTGACAGCGGCCGAGAGCTGATTGCCAAGCTGGTTGCCGGGCAGCAGCTCCCGATTTCCAAGATTATGGTGGGCAGCGGCACTATCCCGGATGATGTGAAGCCGGCCACGATGACCGCGCTGGTAGAGCCGGTGGCCGCTGGTACATCTACTGCGCCGGTCTATGATGGAGCCAGCGTCCGCATGATCGTGGAGTACCGCTCCGATTTGAACGGTGGTCTTGACCACGGATTTTGGCTCCGGGAGTTCGGAGTATTCGCCTTTGACCCGGACAAGGGCGAAGTCCTCATCTACTACGGCACGCTGGGTGACTACCCGCAGTACGTCAGCGCTGCATCCAGTACCGGCGTGGATGTCCGCCGCTTCCCGGTGTGCATCGTCATCGGTGAGGGGCTGGGAGTCACCGTTGACTACAAATGCGAGGCGTGGATGACGGCAGAGGACGTGGAGCAGTATTGCTCGGTCACGATGCTCCCGGCATTCCTGAAGGAAGCACAGAAGCTCGTGGATGCCCACGACGACGATGCGGAAGCCCACCACTCCATCCAGAACAGCATTTCCGACGTGTCCGCCCGGCTGGCTCTGCTGGAGCTGATGTTCAACACCTCTGTCACCGGCAATCCGTTCACGGTCACATTTGAAACACTGGACGGCACGGTGGTAGAGGGTGTTTGGAACACCACGGCAAAGAGGATCGAGTTCTGATGGAGCACATTGAATTTTCATGTCTGCCCGGTGAGCTTTCCTGCATCATCGGGAATTTGTTTGTCAGCCTTGAACCTCCCTGCAAATACGTGTGCAGCACGAACCTGATGCTCTGCGGCATCACTCATAGTGGAAACAACGGTCGCCTGATAGTTTTGGGCGACCGCTGCTCTTTCTATGGTCTTGCAAGCGATCTGGAGGCTGCGAGAAATGGCCCCTGCCTTGAAAGAAGGTGCGCGCATGGCTGACAAAGAATATCTCCTCGGAAACAAGGCGCGGGAGCTGCTGAAATACACGAACCAAGCGACGAAAACGGTGGCCGAGGATATTTCACGCAAAGACGTTCGGCAGATTTTCCAGAAGATAGCCGCGCTTGACGACATCCGGGACGTCCAGAAGGTCTGCTCTGAGTCCATCGCATATCTCGACCAAACGCACCGGGAGGGCTTCACAAAGGTGCTCTACCGCTGCTACGGCGAAGATATGCGCCTGATTGCCAAGAGCATCGTTCGGGACATTCACGCGGCCAACGGAAAGATGTTCCAGACCGAGTACGAGGAACGCCTGCGGCTGCTGGGCGTAGTTCTCGACGAATGTTCTCTGCTGAATGAGTATATCCAGCTCGTTCTGAACGACGGCGTTATTTCCATAAGCAAAAGCGCTGTCTGGACCCGGAAGGTTCAGGACGTAAAGAATATGGTTCTGTCGTGGAAGCAGAAGGACACCGTCCGCGCTGAAAAGCTCCGGGAGCAGGCCCGTCAGGCAGAACTCAAGCAGCAGGCGGCAATGGTAAAGGCTGTTGTCCGCGAACTCCTGAAAGAACAGGAAAAATCAAGGTATCCTGCGGGTTCCCCGCTTGATATAGGGTGCGACTCGAATCGGCCGCCGACTGGTGGCTCCGCTCTCCGAACTGCAACAACAACTCCAACAACGCCCTGTACGTCAACTCCAATGGCGACTGGAACAACAACAACTGCTCCAACTCGAACGGTATCCGCCCCGCTCTGATGGATAAGCGAGATGAGTAGCCCAGCAACGGGTGAAAACAGTGCGCCCATCATCAAAGGGAGTCACATCCTGTCGGAAGCCTCTATGGCGGACGATAAACACATCATACCGAGGCAGGCCGTCCTCTGCGGGCGCAGCCTGCTGCCGTGAGGAAGCGGACCGGTATTAGACGAACGCCCGGCTGGGAGCTTCCTCTACCACCTCAGCCGGGGGAAGAAAATAAGTGTGAAAACACATGACATATCAGGAAATGTGCGAATTCCAGACCCTCTATGAGGCGTATCTGGAAGCGCGAAAGGGTAAGAGGAGCAAGCCGGGAACGGCTCAATATGAGGCCAACGCTCTGATCTGCACCGATAAGCTGTCATACGTTCTGAACCAAAAGACCTACAAGCCCAGCAGCTTCGAGGTCTTTTATGTTTATGAGCCGAAGAAACGGCTTGTGCAGGCTCCCGCTTTTGTAGATAAGGTAGTCCTCCATGCGCTGACAGACAATGTTCTGTACGACACGATCTGCACCAGCTTCATCCGTGACAACCACGCTTCGCAGCGAGGCAAGGGAACACTGGACGCCATCGTACGCCTGAAGGGCCACATGGTCGATTACTACCGCAAGAACGGCAGCGCGGACGGATGGGTGCTGAAGTGTGATGTTCACCATTTCTTCGCCTCCATCGACCACGACATCCTGAAGGAAAAACTGCGGGCTTTGATGCAGAAGCGCGGCGTAGATATGGCGTTCTACGACCTCATGTGCATCTACATTGACAAGACCGACGGCCTGCCCCTTGGGTATCAGACCAGCCAACTGCTCGCCCTGATGTTCCTTGATGAGTTCGACCATTACATCAAGGAAGACCGGGGATGCCGCTATTACGGACGATACATGGACGATTTCTACGTCATCGCCCGAACAAAGCGGGAACTTCAGCTTCTTTTGAAGGACATTGAGCGCTGGATGAGCGACCTCCACCTCGAACTCAATTCTAAGACAGCAATTTTCCCCTTGAAAAACGGGCTGGATTTTCTGGGCTTCCACAGCTACCTGACGGAAAGCGGAGCCTGTGTCCAGAAGCTCCGCCGCTCGGAGATTCAGCGCATTCAAACCCGCGTCAAATACTGGGAGAAAGCCTACCCAGCAGGGGAAGTGACCAGAGAAGCTGTTATCACCAGCTTCGTAGCGTGGGATGCCTTTGCATCCTACGGTGACACCTACGCATTACGGCTGAAATATGCCAAGAAGGTCTCGGCAATCATTGGCGTGGATGTAAAGCCTCGGAGAAAAATCAACTCCACGAGGAGCGTCCGCGCCCTGCGCCGGGTGAAGCAGGAGCAGAACATCCGCAGGAAAAGAGGTGAGCTTGCACCCCGCGAAGACCTGTTCCAGCCCGAACCGCGGCCCGACAGCATTCCGCCGTGGATGTAATACACAACAGGAGGTTCTTTTTATGGCTTATGTGACCTTGAGTTCCAAAGCAATCGGCAGCACCATCAAGCTGAAAGTAAATGGTTCTGCCAAAGATTTCATCGTCGTCCATCAGGGCAAGCCGTCCAGCGTCTATGACGATAGCTGCAACGGTACTTGGCTGCTGATGAAGGACATCTACGAAAACCGCCGGTGGCATAGCTCGAACATCAACGACTACGCCAACAGCACCATTCATTCCTACCTGAACAGCACGTTCCTGAACCTGTTCGAGTCGAACATCAAGAACGCCATCAAGCAGGTAAAGCTCCCATACCGCAAGGGCAGCGGCATGTCTACGACCGTCACCAGCGGCTCGAACGGCCTGCCTGCGAAGATTTTCCTGCTCAGCGCGACCGAAACGAGTTTCAGCTTCTCCTCTATGCCGAGCGGCGAAGGTGCGGAGCTGGCCTATTTCAAGGGCTGCGCGGACAGTGGTTCGGATTCTAAGCGTGTCGCATATCTCAACGGTTCGGCCGCCGACTGGTGGCTCCGCTCTCCGTACTGCAACTACAACTCCAGCAACGCCCTGTACGTCCGCTCCAATGGCGGCTGGGGCTACGGCTACTGCTCCAACTCGAACGGTATCCGCCCCGCTTTGATTCTGCCCTCTACTCTCTTGGTGTCTGACGATGGCACGGTCTCGACTAACACCGCGCCCTCGACTCCGGGTAGCATCTCCGTCCCTTCGTCCATTATGGGCGGCACGAACATCTCGATCTCGTGGGCAGCAAGCTCTGATGCAGAGAGCAACCTCGCTGGTTACAAGGTAGAGCGTTCGACCAACGGCGGCAGTTCGTGGAGCCAGATTTATCAGGGTACAGACACCAGCACCACGAACAACGTCGCCTTCGGCACCACGTCCGTGATGTACCGCGTCAAGGCATACGACACCGAGGGTCTGGAGTCCGGCTGGCGCACCAGTTCGCAGGTCACGGTGGTCAACAACAATGCTCCGTCCGCGCCGCCCTCCATCGCGGTTCCGAACGATGTCAAGGGTGGCAGCACGCTGGTAATCTCGTGGACTGCGGCCAGCGACAGCGACGGCAACCTGAGCGGCTACATTCTGGAGCGCAGCACCGACGGCGGCTCCGCCTACACGCAGGTGTACAAGGGTAATGCTCTGACCTACACCGATACCATCACCAAGGGCTGGTCCACCGTGATGTACCGCGTCAAGGCGTATGACAGCTATGACGCTCAGTCCGGCTACACCACGTCCACCAAGCGCACGGTCGATAACAACACTGCGCCGACCATCACGACCTCCAGCGCGGCCAACCTCGGCACGAAGTCCAGCGGCTTCACCATCTCGTACTCCGTGGATGATGAGGACGCAGGGGACACCCTGACTGTCACCGAGAAGCTGGACGGTACGACCAAGCGCACCTACACCGCGACCCGCAAGGCTACCAACAGCTTTGCCGTCACCGGCGAGTATTTCCAGAAGATCACGAACGGCAGTCACACCCTGACCGTTACCGTGACCGACGGCAAGGCCACCGTCACCAAGACCTTTGCCTTTACGAAAGCCGTCACCGCCGCCAGCATCACGCTGGCGCAGCCGATGGAGGCAGATGCCCAGATCACGCTCTGCGCCATCACCGTGGGCGGTCTGATTCCCGCCGACGCTGTGTTCAAGGTGGAGGTCACGAACAACGGCAAGGACAGTTCGCCGGTATGGGAGGATGCCACCACCGAGGCCCGGAATGGCCGGAACCATTTGTTCACGAACCAGACTGCGGCCAACGGCTTCGCATTCAATTTCCGCGTCACCGCAGAACGCGGTGCAAGCGGCGAGAGCGGTTACATCGCTTCGATTCAGGGAGGTTTCCAGTAATGGGTTTGAAGAGAGTGAGAGTCGATTCCGTAGCTGATATGCGGAAGAAGAAAACGATGGCGGAATTGCAGGAGGAGAATGAGGCCCTGAAAACCAAAGTTGCCTCTCTGGAGTCCAACCTCGATGATACGCAGATGGCGCTGTGCGATGTCTACGAGCAGCTCATCGCGGTCACGTCTGCCACAGATAAGGAGGCGTAATCATGGCAGAAGTTTATGCAAACCTCATCCGCCGGGGGCGGAAAACCATCGAGCAGGTGCCTGAGCGCCTGCGGGAAGAAGTCAAGGCCATTCTTGCAGCGGACGGCAACGCATGAGCCGCCTGCGGGAATTTGCCTTAAAAATATTACTGAGAAAGGAGAAAGGCATCATGGCAGTCATCTACGCAACCCTCATCGTGAAGGGCAAGAAGACCCTCGATCAGGTTCCGGCTCTGATTCGGAAGCAGGTTGAGGAAATCCTGAAGGACCTCGAAGTCGAGGTCGAGTGATCGCGCAGGGGAGTCGGGAGAACCGGCTCCCCTCATTTTTTGCATGACGAAGGAGAGGAGGTTCAGATAGATGGACCAGCCTATTACGCGAGCCGAGCATGAGGAGTTCAAGCGCCGGCTCGAAGAGGAAAACGCCCGTCAGGACAGACGAATTGCCCTGCTGGAGGAAAGCGTAAGCAAGATGGGCGCACTGTCCACCTCGGTCGAGAAGCTGGCCTTGAGCATGGAAAGCATGGTGAAGGAGCAGGAAAAACAGGGCAGACGGCTGGAAACGCTGGAAGACCGTGACGGCGAAATGTGGCGCAAAGCTGTTGGGTATGTCGTGACCGCCGTCATTGGCGTTTTTATCGGCTTCGTGTTTACCCAGATCGGCTTTTAGGAGGTGTGTAAGTTGAGCATCATCACGTTCCGGCGCGGGGATAAGACCGCGCTCACCAAGAACTTCACCAAGTCCGAGTTCGAGTGTCCCTGCGGCTGCGGACAGCAGTCGGTGGACACGGAGCTGGCCGAAAAGCTCCAGCTCATCCGGGACAAGGTGGACCGCCCGCTGAAGATCACGTCCGGCTACCGCTGCATCACGCACAATGCGGCTGTGGGCGGAAGCCAGAACTCCAAGCACCGCTATGGCATGGCGGCGGACTGGAGGACGGAGAACCGCAGCATCAACCCGGTGGCACTGGGCATCCTTGCTCAGGCCGTGGGGTTCGGCGGCATCGGCATCTACTGGCACAGCCGTGGGGCTTTTGTTCACGCCGACACCCGTGGCACGAAAGCGACGTGGCTCTGCACCACGCCGGGAAAGTACCCCAGCACGACCTACAACAAGTTCGTGCTGCCCACCATCCGCCGGGGATGCACCGGGCCTGCAAACCGCAGCGCCACCATCATGCTCCAGAAGCTCCTGAAGCTGAAGGCTGATGGCCTGTTTGGTGAGGGTACGGAAAATGCCCTGATGAAAGCGCAGGAGGCGCATGGCCTAACCGTGGACGGAATCTGCGGCCCTGCATCGTGGAAGGCGCTGTCTGGCGCTGATAAGTACCTGTGAGAGGAGACAGGCTCTATGACGAATAGCAAAGTGTCCATCGCTACGCTGGCCCGCACGGCCGCTCTGGCGTTCGCTCTGGCGAATCAGGTTTCGAGCGTCGCCGGGAAGCCCCTGCTGCCCATCGAAAGTTCGGAGGTCGAGCAGTTCGTGACCACCGGCCTGACCATTGCCACCAGCGTCGCTGCGTGGTGGAAGAACAACAGCTTTACCGCTGCCGCCATCGAAGGTGATAAGCGGATGAACAGCCTGAAGAATCAGGTTCACTGAATGAAAGGAGTAACCGAATATGAATGAATTTACGAGAAGCCTGCTGTACGTCGCCCTGCTGGTCTGCATCCCCATCGTGACCGCCTGCATCCAGAAAGGCATTGCTGTGTTCATCGAGTTCATCGCGGCAAAGACCAACGACATCAAGGTGCAGCGCCTCGTCCGGGAAATCGGAAGTGCGGTGTCCGATGCCGTGGCCGCAATGAACCAGACCTACGTCAACGATTTGAAGACCGCCGGGACGTTCAAGGAGGCCGAACAGAAGGAAGCACTTATGAAGGCCGTGTCCGCCGCGCTGAAAAGCATGAGCAGCGATGCGCAGGACTACATCAATAGCAACTTCGGCAATACGACCCAGTACCTCAAAAACCGTATTGAGGCCCAGATCGACGCCAATCACGTCGCCGCCAAGCAGGCTGCTGTCCAGAATACGCTGAATCTGGGCTGAGTCAGCGAAAAGTCAGCGTAAAATGATAATCCCCCTGTACCATGACCCGTAAAAAGGCTGGTGCAGGGGGATTTTTTTGTTTATGCGGAAAACGCTGATGGAACAACATCACCAGAAAAATCAATTCTCAAAATAGCCAAATTTCGTTATGCACTTTTGACAAATCCTTCTCAGAAGGTTCCAGACAATTTCCAATACACTCTTACCCGTAACCAAAATGCAAATCCAGAGGCTTTCCAGAGGCTACCAGCGGCTCGGCATCAAATAGCCAGTGGATATAAAAAATATTTTGAAAAAATTAAAAAACAGATTGACTTACCAGTTGGGTAAGTTATAATGATACTAAGATAAATTACCAAAAAGGTAAGTTATCTACAATTACCGGCATCCGGCTGGTAAGTTGGAAGCACGAGCAGGAGGTGTAACAAAATGAAAGGCGAGTGCAGCATGACCGCTTTGGAAGCCAGCCGCTTGATCGACTGGCTGAAAGCTCACGGTCACACGGACGAGGAAGCGACGCAATGCATTAAGTGCATTGCTGGAGTCCTCGACCCCGCAACCGGCGAGTCTAAGAAACAGTAAAGGCTAGGTTCCCCACCAAGTTTGCAGACCGTGGGAACCTAGCCAGACGGAACGGGATGGGACCTGCCCCATCTCGTTTCCATCTTATCAGGAGGGCAGGAGAAAGTCAAGAGGTTGAAAGTTATGTATGATCTGCGTGAACACAAGGAACTGATTGGTCAGTTGGTTTCCGAGGCCAACCAGAACGACGAAAACTGGCGTTGGTCGGTCAAGTCCGTGGGTAAGGAAAAGGCTCGTATCTTCTGGGAGTATCTGGAGTATTGCGGCCAGAAGGAGCCGTACTTCAGCCTCGTGCTGGAGGACACCGGCGATGGCTGCTGGATTACGGCAAAGAACGAGCATGGCGAGACCATGAACTCCGAAATCGTGGAGGACAAGGAGCTGCCGTACCTGAACACCCCGCTGGCCGAGGCCATTACGCTGATGGTCCACGCCATCAGGAACACCGCTCATGCCTGCTACTGAGGACATCGCCGCCCGCCGGTATGCAGCGGCCATCGGCTTTGCGGTAGTCGGGGAGCTGACCCGCAAGCCAGAGTGGGACGGTGTAGCCAGCAGCCCGGAAATTGGGCTGTCTGGCTATTGCCGGGTCTGGGTGGATGAAGGCGGCAACGCCTACTACGTTCACGGTAAGGAATGCGCCATCATTGACCCGGAAGGCATGGTCTATTGACCGCTGGTAAACTCCCAGATGTACTCCGCAAATTTTTTCGGTAAATCTTCGCTTTTCGTTTGACACCAGTGGTGGGTAAGTTAGAATGAAGATACAGAAAAACATACCAAAACGGTAAGATAAACGGAGGACACAGAAATGAAAAACTTAGAAATGATGAAGCAGTACATCCGCGAGCATAACCTCTGCGGTCGGGTCAGAGAACTCGTTGATGGCGCGGATATGGATTCCGCAGATGCCATTGAGTATGTGTACGATGCTCACATTCTTAGCAAAGAAGAATTTGTTGCCAAGTATTTTGGCTAAGCGTCGAGAAGGAGGACTGAACCATGAAAGAAACCATTACCGCCAAAGAGCTGGAAGAAGCAATGAACGCTGTTTTGAAGCAGGCCCGCAAGATGGAAGAATCCGACGTGTACGAGGAGCGTCGCCACGGCTTCGGCATGGAAAGCGCATTGACCGCTCTTACGATTTATCTCAACGCATAACCCGCCTGATGATGGCCGCTGGCACCGGCCGAAACGCCCTGCTGGGCGTCGCGGGAGCCACCCGCAGATACATGATATTTTGGAGGTTTTAGTTATGGAAAACAAGAACATGACCGCTGCTCGTGAGTGGGAGAACGACCCGAACTGCTTCCTGCGGATGCTGAACAGCCCCGCACAGCAGCGGAGCCGCGCTGCCCGCCGCCAGAAGGATGCCGACCGGGAGCGCTTCAACAACGTCCTGAACGCCGTTGCCATCGGCGCAGCGGCCTTCGCCGTCACCCTGCTCGTTATCTGCTTTGTTTTCTGATAGAAAGGATGGTTTTGCATGAAAATTTGTGGTGAGATCAGCTCCAGCAAGGGCTTTTACATCGGCGACATCTGCTATGCCATGAAAGATGAACTCTATCATGGCGTATGGGGCGACCGGTTCGGTTTCAATGATGGATGCCACGAGATCGCCGAGCACAAACTGCGGTTTGCGGTTGCCGGGACCGCCTATGGCGACGGGACGTATGGCGGAACGAACGGCTTCCGCTTCCCCGTGGATGCCGGGAACATTGGCGTTGTTCCGCTGGAAATGTGTTCTGGCCGTAAGCTCGAAGGCTATGGCAACTGCGGTATGGTCGTTGACCAGCCCGGAACTGTTCGCTATAGCGCCGAAGATGGCGTGTTCTTCATCGTTCTGCCCGATGGAAGCAACTTCTCCATCGACACCCATTACGATGCGGATGAGGACTCCGAGGATTACGAGGATGACGATGATGAATACGATGTATGATTGCTCCGGCCGGCTTGACCGGTTCGGCGGCGTGACGGAACCGCCTGATGATTACTATTTCTCGTCCAGAGAGCCTGATAGCTCCTGCAACGAACAAGCAGAGGAGGACTGTGACAATGAATAACTCGCGGCGCAAGCGTATCAGCAAGATTGCCGATGCCCTGAATGAGCTGAAAGACCAGATTGATGAGCTTCACGAGGAGGAGGAAGAAGCCTTCGAGAACATTCCTGAGAGCTTGCAGGGAACTGAGCGGTATGAGGTTGCAGAAAATGCGGTCGATATGCTCGAATCTGCATCCTCTGGCCTCGAAGATGTCATCTCGTTCCTCGAAGACGCGGAGGGCTGATTTATGGGACGCGGCAATGTTTGTGTGACCGGCCCGTATGAGGGTCTGTTCTACATCGACAACGATGATCTGCGGGTCTATCGCAGAAATGACCCCTGCACCAAAGAGGAGGAAACCAGCTTACAGCGCGACCTCGGTTGCGAAGACCTTTCGGGCGATGAATGGCTTCTTGATGAAATCGGGAGCAGCTACGAGGAAGAAGACGTTCTCGAATGCTTCTGCGCCGAACTGCGGAAGCTCTGCCCCAGCTTCCAGCCTGCGGCCAACTCGAACGTCTGGCTCGGCAATGAGCGCCGGGTCATCCTCGAAAATGAGCTGTTTTACATCTGTGTGGAGGACAACGAGTGGTCGCTGGCCGTCGAGCTTATTCAGAAAGACGGCTACTCCGACTGTCAGAGCGCATGGCTGGCCGGCCTTCAGAAACGGCGCTACCGGGGATACCTTGATAGCATGAAAAAAGCCCTGCTGGCCCGCCTGCCCAGCATTGGCATTCGCACTGGGCCGTGGATGCACGGAACTATCACGAGAGAGGAGGCTGGCTTATGTTGAGTGACCTGATTGACGATCTCGTCCGGGCCGACTGCCCGCAGGAAAAGGAAGCGGCCTACCGACGGCTCGAAAAGCTCGGCGTTGACCGCATTACCGCTGATGTCATCGCCGATGAGCGCCGGAAGGAGGCGCACCTGTGAGCCGCTACATTCCCCCTGAGGAGATGACCGAAGCTCAGATCAGGGAGCAGTTGGACGCTGCGTATAAGCACTGGAATGACCTGAAGAAGAACGGCTGTTCTGACCCTGCATGGCCGGATGGTGTGAATCTAAACCTTGTTCGGAACCACATCATCTACTGGTATCGGTTCCTGCGGGAATGCACCAGCCAGACCGTGCAGCTCTCGATGTTCGACGCTGGTATGGATTTGAGGAACGAGCGGCCGTTGCCGCCGGAAGTCCCGGATAGGTACATGGTTCCGACCGGGAAGTACCCCGACCGTCTGAACGGCAAGTGGGATGGCCTGATTTTTGACCCGACAATTTGAGGAAAGGATGAAGTAAGATGACCGATGAAAAGAAGTTCGAGGTTCATGCAGAGATTACGGTCCGGCTGACCCAGCAGGATGTTGATGACATCATGGTTTCTGCGTTGGAGGGGGGCATCTGCTATTGGTCCGACTGCGCAGAGGTTGTTGGCTGCTACCTTAGCGAGTACGCCAGCGGACAGATTTCTCGCGGCGGAAAGCTCAAGATTCATGTTGATGAGCCGTTTGATGAGGCGAACACCGAATGGTACGAGCTGGACATGGAGAAGTTCGCACAGGGCTTCCGCCTCTGGCTGGAGAACGGCGGCGATCGCTACGGCGCTGTCAGCAATGGCGAAGTTGACACCTGCGAGATCGACGGCGAAATGGCAGACCTCATCATCCAGTACGCCCTGTTTGGCGAAGTAGTGTACGGCTGAAAGGGGTGCAGAATGATGATGGCATGGTTGATCGTGATAGATCAGTGGCTCGAAACGGCCACGGACATCCTCTGCGCTGCCTTTTGGGCAATCGTCGGGGCGATGGCTGTTGTGGGCTTGGCAAGGCTCTTTCTGGGGAGGCGTTGGTAATGAGAACACTGAGAGAGCGTGATGCGCTGCTTGAAGAATTGTGGAAGCGGTTCGGGGATGTCCCTATGGACCCCTCCACCGAAACGATGGAGGCCCCGTTTCTGGATTTCCCGGCAGGAACCAGCCGCGTTGACATCTGGCGCTGGTTTGATGAACGGCATAGCAAGGGCATTGCCTACTTGATTTACAACGAGGATGCCTCTAACGCGGCAAGCATCACGAGCCTGCTGCACTGCCAGAAGCTCTGCACTGAATGCTGTTCTGAAACCTGCGTGTTCAACCCGCAGGGCATCTGCATGGCCCCGTTCCTGACTGGGAAGAAGCCGGGCATCCATGATGATGGCTGCACCGATTACTGCCCGAAGCCGCTGGATGGCTGTGAGCTGGTTCACTCCTACTCCGAGCATGAGCTTCGGAGCTATGAGGAGGACGTGCGGGAATATATCTCACAGTTCACCGATGAGGAGCTTATGGAAGCCTATAAGCTTGACCGCACGACGCTCAATGCGCTCGCCCCGCGTGCAGCGGTCTTGATGCGGAAGTACATTGATAATGACGATAGCTGGACGTACCACCGCGATTATGCAATCTCGGAGGTCGTCAGCGAGTATAAGGAGGACAAGGACAATGGCTGAGAAAATGATGCCCTATGCGCTGCGGATGACGCTGGCAGTGCTTGCAAACAAGCCGGATGATGCCCGCAGCATTTCTGCCGAGTGCGTCACCGCAATGACCAAAGAACTGATGGGCGTTGTAAGCCGGTATGACCTGATGGACTTCCCGTTCATGGTTGCTGCCCTGCGGCTCACCGCAACCTCGCTGGAGTCCCTGCTGGATGAGCATGGAAAGGGGATTGCCGATAACATCGTCGCCAACACCACCTGCATCACCATTGATGCTTCCGAGCTGAAGCGTCAGGCTAAAGAGGAGGAGTAAGGATATGGAAATCAAGCGTGGCGACATTTGGTATGTGAGCAAGGACAACTACACCGGCTGTGAGCAGGCGGCAGGCCGCCCGGCAATCATCGTCTCCAACGAGAAGAATAACGCCTGTGCAGAGACGGTAGAGGTCGTATACCTGACCACCCAACCGAAGAAAGACCTGCCGACGCACGTTCTCATCCGCAGCTCGGAACGTGAAAGCACTGCCCTCTGTGAGCAGATCACGACCGTATCGGTTGACCGCCTGCTGGGCTACAAGGGCCACCTGACCCCGGCAGAGATGACCAACGTGGAGGTTGCAATGCTGATCTCGCTGGAGCTGGAAGTTGGAAAGCCCGTAGAGAAAATCGTGGAGGTCACGAAAGAAGTTCCAGTCATCCGGGATGTCAAGGTATCTACGCCTGCGGCAAATCCGAACGCGGCTGCGGAGCTGGCCGCAGCGAAAGCCAAGTGTGAAATGCTCCAGACCATGTACGAGAGCCTGCTGAATCGGGTTCTGGCTGGAAAGGCAGGCTGATGGTATGCGAGCATCTGACATGGTACGCGCAGCCCTTGCTGGAGCCGGGAAGACTCAGAAAGAACTGGCCGAACACATGGGCTGGACCCCGCAGAACCTCAGCGGGCGGCTGAAGAACAACTCGCTCACCTTCGATGAGCTGTCAAAAGCGCTGCACTTTGCCGGGTATGAGGTTTCGATGAGCGATGCCAGCGGCGCTGGCCTCCCGGAGCTGGGCAACAGCACCAGCCCCGCCGTAGCGCAGACCGTAGACGGCGTTCGATATGACACCCGGAAGGCCGAATCGCTCTGCTCGAACAAGGCCGTGATGTTCGATGACTTCTATGTGGAGCTGTTTGAGGATGCCGCCGGGAACTACTTCACCGTCCTCTACCAGCTTTCTGGATGCCAGCATCATACCATCACCCCGGTCAGCCCCTACATCGCCAAGCAGTTCTGGGAAAAGTTCAGCCGCAAAGTAGGGTGAGCATCCATAAAGTATCTTCGGAATACCGTAAAATTTTTTGTGAAAACTTCAGCATACGTTTGACTTACCAGACCGGTAAGTTAGAATGAAGATACAGAAAACAACTTACCAAAACACGGAGGATTTAGAAATGCTGAAGGTGAAAGAATACAGCAGCTTCGAGGCTTTCGAGCAGGACGAACACCGGCAGGACGTTGATCTGGTCGCCATCGTGAACAAGCCGAATGGCATGGTTTGCGCCGACCTCATCACCGACTGCAAGATGTGGCAGACCGCGGTCAATCGCTTCTTCAAGGCGCTGGACGGGGATAAGCGCTTCGATGGCTGGCAGGAAACCATCACGGAGTGCATCAAGGAAGGCTTCTGGCAGGACAAGGCGCTGACCGATGGCAAGTACACCGGCGGTTACTTCTGGGAGGTTGAAGACCTCGATGGCCGGTTCTACATCTGCCTGAATGTTGCCGGAAAGGAGGTTGCCTGATATGACAGTTCTGGACCACATGAAAGCCGCCGGGTATGACCCGAACGCGGCACGCAACGCGGATGATCTGCGGCGTATGGGGGCCGGCACGATGGAATGCGAGAGCATCCAGCTCCGCACGTTCCGCTGCCGCCCCTACCAGTACGAGGGCGAAATGTTGGCTGTAGAGGCCACCGCGATTGTTCCCTTTACGGATGGTACACAGCGCCCCTACCCGGACGGATGGCCGAGCAGCATCAAGGCAAGCGCAATGGCTTTCTTCAGGATTAAGGAGGATGAGTGATATGGCAAAGCGGATGATGAAGCTCACTGCTGAAGAAGTCCGGGTTAATATCCCGTATGACCTCATCTGCTATGCCCGCTATGGTAGCGCATGGCGCACTGGTCGCCGCCGCAGGACGTGGCTGGCCGACTTCAGCGAGTCGGAGCGAGAGGCCGCAGGGCGGCTGTTCCGCATGGCTCACAACTGGACGGTCGGCCGGGGCGTTCCCGATACCGTGCAGATGAGCCGGAAGACGTTCCACCTGTGGCAGAAGCTCGGCGACTTCTGCGCGTCCATCTGAAAGGAGTTGGCATTATGGTGATTGAACAGAAATATCTCAAGGTCATTGAGGACCTCGGCTGGCACATCTCCTACGACCCGGATGATGTCAGTATTGAAATTGGGCGCACATCGCCTGCTGGAGAGGATTTTTCGTTTGAAGTCTACACAAAAGACTTCCCGCAGGGCGTTATCGAAGCGGCAGATGACTTCGACCCTGATGAACACGCCGAGATGTGGGTCAGCCATCGCGGCGAGAGAGGATGCCCCTCCAGTATCCGCGAGCTGATTGAAGATGCCGAAGCCATCAAGGAAATGCTTCGTGAGCTTGCCGATGCGATGAACGATGTCAAGAATGGCACTTATACGCCGTTTAAGCTCGGCGAGGACTTGTGCGAAGATAGCAACCTGCTTGACCCTATCACGTTCAAAGACGTTATTCTCCACGTTCACTGCTCGGCAAGGGCCATCAACGCTACGACCATCCGGAAAATGGCCCAAGAAATCATGTGCCAGCGGGTTGCCGATATGAACGAACTGCTTGACCGCAACATTGACGAGATTGCTGAAGAAGCACGAAAGGGGAGAGAGTGATATGAAAAAGATCGTTAGCCCGTGTCTCTGCAAGGTCTACACCAGCAGAGGAAATGAAGCTACTGCACGGGCATTCTGCAAAATCCAGTTTGAGGATGGCAGACTCAGCATCACCGGCGTTATCGGCCCCATGCCGAGCGGCAACTGCCGTGGCGGTGCTGGTCAGTGCGTTGATGAAATCCGCGAAGGTCGCCCTTGCGATGAATGGACGCAGGAAATGCTCGACAAGTTCTGCTCCATCTGGGATGAGTGGCATCTGAACGATATGCGGCCGTACTGCAAGCACCAGAAGGAGCTTGGCTGGGACAAGTTGGCTGCAACACCTGTTACTCTGTACCACTACCGGCTGAACAGCAAAACCCTTCGGCGGCAGGAATCCATGAAGAGAAGCTCTTGGAAGATGCTCTGCGATGGTATGACCGCCGCTCTGCGCGATGACCAGATTGAGGTTGCCAAATTGCCGTACAGCCTTACGCTCCATCACGAAATCTCCGGCGATGTAGCTTCGTATTACGAACCGCAGAAGCCTCTCTGTCCCGGAATGGCTGGTGCGACCGAAACAAAGACCCTCGGCTGGCTCCATCCTGATGAACACCCCGATGGCATTCTCGGCAAGCCCTGCCCGGTCTGTGGCTACCAGTATGGTCACGCATGGCAGACCGAAGAAGTTCCGCAGGATGTGATTGACTGGCTGTGCAGCCTGCCTGAATCGCCCGTCGAACCGGCGTGGGTGTGATTATGAGCAGATATGAGCAGCTTTCCATGTTCACCATGAACGTGGAGCAGGTAACCGCCACCTGCTGTATGGATGGATGCCCGGCGTGGGCCAGTCCGGTGGAGCCGTGGATGGCAGCGCTCATCCCAGCCGGAGAATATGTGGTGCAGATTGCTGGGCATCCGCTGGTTCTGCGGCCCATGCCCGGCAGACAGGCCGATATCCAGCGTGGGCATGAATACTACCACTACATGATCGGCGGGCGGCTTTATGCCGGCACATTCGTTGGGAGGGATTCTGGATGATAGACAAGATCGTGGTCACAGCGGCGGACATCGAAAAGCTCCTCGCATGGCGAGATGAGCATAACGATTTGGTTCGCTCGATGCCGGTTCCTCTGTGCGAGGTGGAGATTCATATTGTTGAAAGCGGCATCTCCATCAAGTGCTTCCGCTCTGACAAGAAGCTGAAGCTCTACCTCGACAGCCCGGCCCGGAAGCTCGGCCACATTGTCTTTGCTCCGATGGGCAACGGTCTGTGGAAGAAGAAAGTGAGTACGCTCCCTGCGGATTGCAACCCAGTTGAAACTGGGCAGAGCGCCTTGACCGTGTATGGCTCCCTGATGGCGCTGATGACGTACGGAACGGGCAGCATCCGTGGCGCTACTACCACTGTCTCGAAGGCTCCTGCTGAACGCAAAAGCCCCACAAAGCCGCATACCGCCAACACAACATACATCATTCACTCGGCCGGAAAACAGCTTACAGTGGTTCCCAGAGGCCACCATGCAAGCCCGGCCTGTTCCTTTACCGTGAGAGGTCACTTCCGCCACTACAAGAGCGGAAAGACGGTCTGGATTGCGGAGTACCGCAAGGGGACTGGCCGAAGCCGGGGAAAGACCTACAAGATTGGAGGAAAGACAAATGGAAATGACCAATGAACGTGCAGCCGAAATCCTCAACCCCACCCACTATGAGGATTACGACAGCCTCGAAACCGTGCAGGAAGCCTGCCGGATGGGTATGGTGGCCCTGAAGATGCAGATTCCCGAAGTGCCGCTGGCTCCCGGCGCTATTTTTGACTTCACCTGCCCGCACTGCGGGAGTAGGGATTACCTGAAGAATGAGGACGGCAACCGCAACAAGTTCTGCGGCCAGTGCGGAAAAGCGCTGGACTGGAACCTTGAGGAGGTACAGAAGTGATTCACCTTGGAGACATTACGAAAATCCACGGCGACCAGATAGAACCTGTTGACTGCATCACATTCGGCAGTCCGTGCCAAGACCTTTCTATTGCGGGCCGCAGAGCCGGACTTGCCGGAGAACGGTCGGGCCTTTTTGTTGAGGCTGTGCGAATCATCAAGGAAATGAGGAAAGCGACAAATGGAATGCACCCAACTTTCGCTGTTTGGGAAAACGTACCGGGAGCATTCAGCTCCAACGGCGGAGAGGACTTCCGCGCCGTGCTGGAAGAACTTGCCCGCGTGGAACAGCCAGACGCTATTGTTCCTAGACCTCCGAGGGGAGGCAGATGGAGCAAAGCCGGAGCAATCGCCGGAGCCGGATGGAGCCTTGCTTGGCGACAGCTCGACGCTCAACATTGGGGAGTCCCCCAGCGTCGAAAACGAATCGCTCTTGTCGCAGATTTTGGAGGTCAACGCGCCTCTGAAATACTATTTGAGCGAACGAGCGTGTCAGGGCATCCTGACGCGAGCATCCAGACGTGGAAAAGCACTGCCGGACTTGCTAAAAACTGCGCTGCTGGAAATGATCGAGTGGTGGCAGAGGGGGAGGCGGAACGCCGCCTACACTCTGAAAATACGTTCGGGCTGTGCCGGAGGCGGTAAGGGCGCACTGGTACAGACAGAGAAAACCGGGACGCTATTAACGATCCAAGACCAGACACTCTTCCAGCCTGTTATCTACGACGCAAGAGGTAACGGCGGTGGCCAGATAGTGCCGACTGTTACAGGCGACCGCGAAAGCAGGATCACAGATTATACCGCTATTGCGATTGACCTGTACAACGGGGCCGTGACGGGAGATATAGCCACATCCATTACCTGCCGGAGCATAGCATCGCATTCCGGGCCGCAGGTAATGGAAAGCTATGGAATCGGAAGAGACAATGTGCGTGAGCACGCTGGATGCCTGACACCGTGGGATTCGCAAGGGAGAAGAGTCTATGACGAAAATGGAATTTTCCCATCCCTTCAGGCGCGGGAAAAGGCCGGAGGAAACCAGCAAACGGTGCTGACAAAGACATCGGGGGACAGAAAAGACGTGAGCTGGGTTGTGCGCCGCCTTACACCGATGGAGTGCGAACGTCTGCAAGGCTACCCGGACGGGTGGACGGACATCGGAGAATGGACGGACACCAAAGGGAAAAAGCACAAGGCAGCAGACAGCCCACGTTATAAGGCACTGGGCAACTCTATCGCCTTGCCGCAATGGTTTTGGATTGCGCAGAAAACAAGGCCGTACATGCGCGGCAGCGCGAAGCTGGGAAGCCTGTTTGATGGCATTGGCGGTTTTCCGCTGGTTTGGGAGGCCACATACGGGACAGGAACAGCGCGCTGGGCAAGTGAAATCGAGGAGTTTCCAATCGCAGTTACAAAGCTACACTTTCCAGAAAGGGAGGTGCAGAATGGATATCGGTGAGTTTATCTGTGATAAGGTTTGGGAGCTTGCGCCTCTGAACCGTGCGCCTGATGACATAGTTGCTGAGGCAGAGGAGGAAGAAGCAGGATGACACGTAAAGAAATGTTTGACCTCGGCATCGCAAGTGATGGATTTCGTGATGCGGTCAGAAAAGCGCTGTTTGAATGCTCCAAATTTCCGCCCTGCACCGAGCGAATGATCGTTGAAGGAAGACTGGCCGAAGCACTGTATTTTTCCGAGCGGATGATGGAAAAAACGTACAAAGACCTTGAAACGGAGGGAAAAACTAATGTGGGCCGAAATGTCTGATGCAGCCAAGTGGCTGGCAGTTGGAGCTGCGATTGTCGCGGCCGTTATCGTAACCGGGCAAACGTACCCGTTGTGGTTCTTTTTGATTCCGATGATCTGTTGATGAGGAGGTGCCGACCGTGGAACTGAAGAACAGCGAGCATTACAACGACCCGACGCCGTATGAGGCACACAAGAACATCCGCAAGGAGGAACAGCTTGAAGTTGCCCGGATGCGCACCATCAGCGCATTGGTCAGCGCATTGAAGCAGGTAGCCGATCTCGCCGGGTTCGAGATCGTGGGCCGGGTTGTTCTTATGGATAAGGATTCTGGGAGGATTTTCAGATGACCGGGAGAACTGCCCACAATACCCGGTGAAGGTGGTCAAGGGCAGAGAAAGGATTGAGAACGATGGCCAGTAACGGAGAAGATTTCCTGATGAACCTGCTGAATTGCGGCGTTTTGGATCTGAAGCTGATTGATGGTGTCGGTTACGACTGGCGCAACATCCTCGATGGAGAGAGGGGTGAAGATGCAGATGATGCGTCTCGTTGATGCGAACGCCTACAAGCGCATTTTGGAGGGCCGGCTCTCTGAGGTGCACTCCGGTGGGGACGAACAGAAAAACGCAGAAGGCTCGGCAATTTTTAGCTGCATCTGCCAGCTTGATGACTCTCCCACTATTGACGCCGAGCCCGTCGTACGCTGCAAGGACTGTGAACACTTCAAGAACTACGGAAAGACATCTTTGCTCGTCGATGGAAAGAATATCAAGGCGGGGTGGTGCTACAGACGGATTCGGTATGATGAGGAGTACAGGATGCCGCCGGACGGTTTCTGCTCATACGGGAAAAGAAGGCATGGAGGTAATGGCAATGCGAAAAATTAAGGAAGCGAACGAGCTGATAGCCGTATCTGTCCGGCAGGGTATTGAGCTTGCCGCCATTGAGGCCAAAGTGCTGCTTGGCTATCTGGAGGGGCATGACTACAGCCTGATGATGGATGACAAGTTCCATCTCGCCCTGCGTGACAATCAGGACGGCGAGAATGCCGACAACGATCAGCCGTACACCATCCGGGACTGCATCGACTTCTGTCAGGAGATGAACAGCGAGCTTCTTCTGGAGGAAGCGGGAAAAGAAGGCGGCGACCCGTACTATTTCAGCGAGCTTCAGAAGGACGAGCTGATTCTGGGCATGATGATGGAACGCGCAAAGGTAGCGCTTCCGCCCCGGACCAGCACCTACGATGTGGTCATCGTCGAATACCTGAAGAAGGTCGTACCAGTCGAGGCTACAAGCTGGGAGGAAGCCGAGATGCTTGTCAACGAGGCGTGGGACAACGGAACCTACGTCTTGACCGCAGATGACTTTGCCGGGGTGAGCTTTACACACGGACACTGATTCCAGCCAAAAAGCAGTTGCATTATCGGTAAGCATCTGTTAAAATAAAGATATGTGGCACTATACCGAACAAAAAGGCCCCACACGGGGCTTTTTTGCTGCACAGATACAAACACTCTTTGGATGCAAAGGCAGAATTCTAGATGAAACCAGTGGCACTCCTGTGCTTTGAAAATGCTCGTATTTTCGCCGCTTTCCATACCGGCATCCCGACTCCCGTCAGTATGGGGGATGCGATGTTGATTCTTTGAAAATCGGTCGATGATTCGCCCGATTTTCAAAACATTATCAAGACAAAACATCGCTTAGGCGATGTTTATAATAATTTCTGAACCCTGCCGTTTCGGCGGCACAAGGCTGCACGGCTGTTTTCCGTGCACAGAAAGGAACGATACC